TCCTTTATTATCCAAATACCATTGCCATAGCAATTGCTTTACCAGTTGTTGCTTTAGCGTCTAATTGGGTTTGTATTGCAGAGGTTACACCGTCTACATAATTTAATTCAGTAGCAGTCGCTGTAACACCATCAAGTATATTTAGTTCTGCTGCTGTTGATGTTATTGCTACGCCACCTATTTGTAAAGCAGTTGAAGCATTTATGGTAGGAGCAGTTAAAGTTCCTGTAAATGTTGGCCCTGCAATAGCAGCTTTTGTATCGATCTGTGTTTGTATTGCTGATGTTACGCCATCAACATAATTTAACTCAGCAGTTGTAGCTGTTACACCGTCAAGTAAGTTAAGCTCCGTAGCTGTTGAAGTAACACCGTCAAGTATATTAAGTTCTGCTGCTGTAGAGGTTACACCTAAATTAGTAAGGGCTGTTGCGGCACTGGTTAAATCAGATAGGTTATTTGACTCTAGTAGATAACGATCATCAGCTTCTGTTTTAGTATAGTGTGTAGCTAGAGTAAACGTTCCATAAGCTACAATGTCTACAATATCTCCTGCTGTAGCACCTGATGCCAGTACAACTGCTGTACCTGATGTAGCGGTAAAATCTGTACCTAATAAAAGTTTTACACCGTTGAGATAAACATCTACAAAACCTGCGTCATAGGTTATACTAAATGTAGTTTGATTACTTGTGGCTGTATAAGTTTGTCTTGATGTAGTTCCGTTTACTGATGAACCTGCAGCAGTAAAACCAGAGCCACCGTATACCTGCATAGAGTTTGAGGTAGTGTTAAAATAGAGAGTTCCTACCTGAAGAGCATCACCGTCATTGTCTGTGCTAGGAGCAGATGACTTAGCACCAAGGTATCTGTCATCAAACGAATCAAAACTGGCTGCTGCAGAGGTTGCACTAGAAGCTGCTGCTGTTGCACTGTTTGCTGCACCAGTTGCACTTGAGGCAGCGGCTGTAGCACTTGAAGCGGCTGCTGTAGCTGATGTTGCTGCTGCAGTGCTTGAGCCAACAATACCATCAACGTATGTCTTAGTTGTGAGATCTGAACTTGCGCTTGGTGTATAAGTAGCGGTAATTTTATTACTACCTGCTGCTACTGCACCTGTTAGAGTGCCACCTGCTAATGGTAAGAATGTATCTGTTGTATACTTTTTAGTTGCTGCATCTTGATTAGCTGTTGGATCACCCAAGCCTGTAATCTTAGCTGTACCCATAGCTATAGCACCGCTCATTGTACCACCTGCAAGTGGTAGCTTGGCAGCTATACTATTTGTAATTGTTGTACTAAAACTTGCATCATCGTTGATAGCTGCAGCTAGTTCGTTGAGTGTGTTTAGAGTTCCAGGTGCTGAGTCTACAAGTGCAGATACTTCTGTATCAACATAATTTTTAGTCGCAGCATCTTGTGCATTACTAGGATCTGTAACGTTAGCAATTGTTGTACCTGTAACGTCCAGTGTTCCGTTGACTGTTACGTTAGTAAATGTAGATGTACCAGAACCTGCAGTTACGTTTCCTGTAAGATCACCTGTTACATCTCCAGTAATATTACCCGACACGTTACCTGTAACATTACCTGTAATATTACCTGCAAAGTTACTACTTGCTGTAATAGTTGTACCTGTTATAGCAGCAGCACTTGACGCACCGATAATAGTGCCGTCAATATTACCACCGTTAACATCAACGCTTGCCAATGTAGCTTGTCCAGTTGTCGATACAGTTGTAAAGCTACCTGCTGCAGCACTAGAAGCACCAATAATTGTACCATCTATGTTACCGCCATTTATATCTGCAGTTGTTACAGTTGTTGTTCCTGTAGCGGTTAGTGCGGTGAATGTACCTGCTGCTGCTGTAGAAGCACCTATTATAGTGCCGTCAATGTTACCACCGTTTACATCTGCTGTAGTTACTGTTGTAGTACCTGTAGCAGTAAGGTCAGTAAAGGTAGCTGCACCTGCAGATGCTGCACCTATCGTTGCACCGTCTATTGCACCACCGTTAATGTCTATGTTAGAAAACGTAGCTGCCCCAGTTACTGTAACAGAGTCGATGTAACCTACACCGTCTACATACAGGTCTTTAAATTTAAGTGAAGAGCTACCAATGTCAATGTCATCATCAGTTACAGGAACAATAGCACCGTCTTGTATACGTACTTGCTCTACTGCAGCCCCACCTACTTCACTAAAGAAACCTATTCTATTGTTAGTAGTATCTATTACAACTTTGTTTAAGGCATCACTGTCAGCTATTAGAGGTACGTAACCACCTTCAGTAGAGCTACCGTCATGCTTGTGTCCAGTAGCTAAAGCAAAAGTATCTCTTAGAGCATTGTACTCTGCGTTTACTGGTGCAGCTTTAATAACCGCATTAGCGATAATGTCTGCTGCTGATTGTCTTGAATAACCTGCCATGTTACAACCTGTCTCCTACTCCAAATGTAATCACTAGACCTTGGATACTGTGTGATGCACTTGTGTCATTAGTTACGTATTTTAAAGATGCTGATTTACCTGATCCTGATATATTAGTTCTTTGTACTGGGGATGGATTACCATCAAATATTGCAGTGCTATTATATGTAGCCTCATTATAGAAAGCTGCAGCACCTGCAGTAGATAAATTAAAGTTAGTTGGGTTTAGTGTCTCTACATCTGCATAGTCATACACAGCCGACATTACGATGGAGTTGTCACCTTCAGAGCGTAAGTATGTAGCTACAGTGTAAAATACTTTGCGTTGCTCTGGGTCTTGCATATGAAAGAAAGGTGTCTGAAACACACTTAGTATTGGGTTACCATCAAAGTTATTACCTACTTCTTGTTGTTGTACCTTACCTTCTGAAGTACCATGTAAAACAATTTCATTCTGACCTATGTAACCACTAGACGCACAAGTAGCTGTGATACCTAGCATTTGGCTATACTCAAACTGTAATCCGTTAGGTGTCTGCCTAAAACCACCTATAATACCTTGAGAGTCTGAAGCCGCAAAGAAGTACCTGAATTGTGTCTTTTGTCTAATTACTACAGCATTAAGACCATCAAGGTCAATATCAAATACAATATCTGTAAAGATAGATTGAATGTCTTTTGATACTGTTTCTAAATTAACGTCACCAATCTTTGCTGTACCTGAGATAGGGCGTAAACCATCTTGAGATAGAAATAGTAAGTCACCACCAATCTCTATAACACTATCTGTAGCTAGGCATCCTAAATCATCAGTAACAGTTTGTAGTACAAAGTTAGCTAATGCAGTACCACCTAGCTTTTTGATATTAGTAGAGCCAAATATAAATAGCTCATTCCTAAAAGATTTAATTGCAACTACAGGAAAACCTACATTTATAACTCCTGCGCCTTGACCTGGAGCAAAGTCTGTTTCATCTAGTGGTGCACTAAAGAATAGCTTTGTTGGATGAGCAGGGTCACCTGCTAAGAATAAATGATTTTGAAATATTGCAGAGTACTTTGGATCAGTAGGTGCGTTAGCGTGAGTTAGCTGCGTGTAATTTGTACCATCATACGTAGCTGCAGGGTTTATTCCATCTGTCAGTACAACCTTTGGAGTAGCAAAGTTAAACCTTGAAAATCTTACTTTAGTTACCCCTACCATTGTAGGAGAACCTGCAGTCGTTACAGCATCCCAAGCTGAACTAGAGTTATTCCATTTGTGTAGGTAGTTGTTACCTGATGAAGGTTTTCTACAAGCTAGTACGCCATCATTTATACCGTCAGCTACAGCTACACCTAATACACTTCCTGTACCTGTAACTGTGCCATAATTATTAGCAAAGCCACTTATCTTTCTGTAGCCACCAGTAACAGCAGGTTCGTAGTTAAGTAATGATATAGCTGATCCAGGCTGTGTCTCACCTTGAGAAAGCACATCCCTACTAGTGTTAAGACCTCCTTGACAGAAGACTTTGAAGGAAGCTAGATTATCAGCCATTATACACCACTAGTAAATGAACTTGTCCTTGAATCACCTACAACAGTAGAGCGTACAAATAAAGTATCATCAATTAAAACTCTACGCATTGTCTTGATGCCATCTTCAAAGTTATTCTGATGCATGGCAGCACTTTGTTCATTGCTACGGAAACGCATCATAAACATCATAGCACCGTCTATAACTACGTGCTTAAACCTATCTGGTATAATTGATACATCATTAAATGCAGTTAAGTCTGTAGGAAATTTCCAATACACATACTCTATTTCATATGCTGCATTAGGTATGGGGCTAACACCAAAAGCTGTACCTAGTGTTTGATACACTAGTGCAGGAGGTCCATCTCCATTTACTTGATCACCTGTATCATCTGATGGACGTACATTCTGTATATACTGCTCATAAGATATTACACTTAATGGCATAGGACTGTTGTTTTCGGAGCTTAGTTTCTTAAGATAGAATGTATCCCAGTCTGTACTAGAATAGTCTGCAGGAAAATCATACTGTCTTGTGCCTACAGTAAGAGCTTGTGTAAAAGTTGTTTTGAGGAAAGGCCACTCCTGACCATCCTGTAGAATAAGTCTAATGCTACTATTTACTGCGTCCTTAGCTAAAGCTTGCACGTTTCTTACAGAATCAAAGCCATCACCTGCAGTATCAAGTGTGACCTCGTTCATACGTCTTAGCAATTCATTTACTAGTGTGACATAAGTAGCCATAGAGTTATCCTACTGTTATATAAGCTGAAGGGCAAGCTTGACATAGCTCGCCCAACAGTATATTTAGTATTAAGCAGCGTTGTAAATAGCTGACACCAATGCTTGTGGACGGAGAATTTTCCTTCCATATAGGTGCATACCACGTACAATGTCTGCAAATGAGTCTGGATCACGGTAGTTTTCAACTTTGTTGATCTGCTCTGCAGAAGCAACCGCATCTTCCTGACCTGCCAAGATAACACCGTAATGATCGTCTTGGGCAGTCGCACCTGATGTACCTGCACCTGTACCTTTAGCAGGTAAGTTGTTAGATACATAAAGTCGGAAGCCGTGTAAGTTGTTTACAGCTAGTCCATTTTGTAGACCTGCTCCACCGTAGTCAGCATTTAATAAACGTGAATCTTCGTCTTTTAAGATTTCCATGAACACTGGGTCAACTACAAGCCATCTGCCTCGTGAGTCAACATTTGCTGTATCCATCTGACGAGCCATACGTGCAATCACAGTCAACGGAGATGTCACAGATGTTGACAACGCTGTTGCGCCTGGAAGACGTGCAGCTAGAGGAATGGAGTCACCAGTTGTACCACTTGATGCTGATGTTGTGATGTGTCCAATGTCAGACGCATCTAAACGGTTAGCCTTTAGAAATTCACCGTTTATTTCACCTGATGTTGGGTGCTGTGCTGTACCTGAAACGGTAGTAGTAATTGCACCTGCACCAGAGTGACCTGACATATACTGAAGTAAGTCTGCATCCATTGCGTCAGCCATTTTGTATGCTGCTCTGTCTGCAGCTAGGCTAACGAAATCAACTGATGAGAATTGATCTTCGATGTCATCCATTTTAAAAGCAAAGTAGTTAGCTTTGTCAATGGTTAGAGAAAACTCACTGTCATCTAAGTCTTCTACGGAGATTGCAGTTTTACGCTCCAAAGCGTTGACTGTTACATCAGGCTCTTTCTGGATACGAACTACATCACCTTGGTTTGCAATGTCTCCGAAGTAGGAGTTGTTAGTGATTGCGTTTGCAACAGATGCTTTTCTTAGAGCAATCTGTGCTTGTTTGGAATAGATAATCGGGCTGAAATTGCCGTCAAATCCGCTTTTGCCAGAGGCAACTGCTATAGCCATAGTTAAATCTCCTTATAGATATGGCGTGAAAATTTACACTACATACCCACTATAAAGAGGCTCTTGGTGTTAGGGTAGTCAGTTTACAGACTGGTTGGCCTACTAGTCTGGTCTGGGCCTATACTTTGAGGTAAGTCTTTTTGTGGCTAGTGCTTGTTAAAGCATACACACAGTTATGGTGTATATGCCATAGTTTTACTTATGAAATCAGTTTTGTCAACTATTTTCTTGACATATCATAAATAAACTTTCCTGAGCGTTGGGCATCCATTATTTCGTCCTGACGCTTTTCGTATTCTTTGATAGACATATTAGCAACCTGAGATTCTCTAATATACTTGGACTCTTCATTGTCGCTAGGTATTGTAGTACGTTTTGTTGTTACAGAGGAAGCTGCTCCTTTATCTTTGACAGGTTTCTTCTCTTTAGTTGTAATACCTTTGTCTGCTTTATATAAGTCTATTACACGAGATACAGACTTAGCATCATCTACATTCTCATACAAAGCATCTTGTACCCACTTAGGCTGTTCCTTAGCCCACTCATGGAATACATCATCAGCACGTATATCAGTAAAGTCAGGATGAAGTGCTGATAGTTCAGCTTCAGCTTTTTCACGTTTAGCTGTAACTCTTAGCTCTTCAACTTCCTTCAGTCGCTTGTCTATATCTGATGAACGCTCTTGTGCTTTCTTGTCAGCTATAGCTTCTACTATACCTGCTACATCAGGATACTTCTTAGACCAAGCTTCTATCTCTTTTTCAGATTTAGGTAGTACAAGCTCATTCTTAGTTGCAGACTCTAGCTGTGACTCTAGCTTCTCGAACCTGAGTTTCCACTCTTGTTCTTTATCTTTCATATGCCGCCTGATGTCACCGTAGCGTTGCTTGAAAGTCTTCTCTTCAGCACTTAGGTCTGCATCGTCATCTGCTTCTTGTGCTTCTGCTTTGGGTTCTTCTTTTTGTTTGGTATTACTTTCTGCCTGAACTGGTTTAGCTTCAGGCTCTTTGCTATCGGGTTTAGCTTCAGCAGTTTCTTCTTGGGTTTCATCTTCCTGTGTATACCCTGCTTCTTTTAGTATCTCACGTAGCTCTGCTTCATCCTTATTGATTCTTGCTTGGTTACGTGAATGAGATGCGGAATGCACCTCTACTTGTTCTACTTCAGCCATTTTGTTTTCTCCTTATGTGGGGCCAGTAATTAAACTGGGTAGCCTTATAGTTATATGGAATTACTTTTTATTTTTCTTCTTTTTAGTTTTACTTGCTAGTCCACCTTCATTAAATATAGTTCCTGAACTTGTTGTAGAACTTTCTTCTTCACTTGGTGGTGTATCACCTGCAGCCTGTTGTTCTCCTGATACCTCAACTCCTGTTAATTCTTCAACAGCGTCTGCTCTTTCTTCTACAGTCATATCATCAAATTGTCCAAATTCTGCAGGAGCTTGTGATTCGCCAGTACTACCACTGCTGATTCCAGATCCTCCACCGCCAGACTCTTCAGGAGGCTTAGGTTTAGGCTTAGGTTTTGCTCCGTGAAACAGCGTAGCCATAGATGTCAAAATTGACGGTTTAGTAGATCCATACTTATCTTGTAACTGACTTAGTATTTGATCACCGTCAATGACTTCATCTGGAATAAACTTTAGGAATGTACTTTTTTCAACAACAGAATTTATTTGATTGTGTAGTGCTTCAGATAGCTCAGGATTAATATCTTTTATCATATCTGCTAGTGCACGAGAACGTGCAACACCTGTTGCTCTATTTATACCTGTAAATGCAGCACCTATCAGGCTTACACCTGCAATGGTTTTATCACCCTCTGTAACTCCTAGCATATCATTTACAGAAGCCTGTACTGCCTCACCATCTGTAAAGTCTAAACCGTCAGCCCAAGCTGTAGGATCTGGTGGGTCTTCGTCTTCACCACCACCTCCATTATCATTATCAATAACAGGAGGTGTTAGAGTATATCCTTCTGCTAGTAGTTTATTGTACTGCTCTAATGTTTTAGCTTCAACTACAGGTTTACCATTATTAGGACCATACATAGTGACAGGAGTAAACTCAGGTGTTGGGGATGCAGCTTGACTTATTTGTTCTAAATTATCTTGTGCCTGTGGTGAAAAACTAAACCCTGCACCAAACTGTGAGAAGTCTAACTGCGCCTGAGTATTAGCAGGTACAGGTGTTACTGGAGGAGGTGGGGCAACTGGAGGTGGGGGAGGAGTTACTACACTTGAACTGTTATAACCTCTTACTTGACCACCTCCATCATAACCTGCGTTACCCATAGCAACAGGTGCACCTTGTCGATACATCATCTGCTGTTGTTGGTACGGATCAGGCTGCGTAGATTGTGTAGGTTGTTGTGTAGCAAAGCCACCAACAGCCATAGTCATGTTTTCAATCTCAGCCATCTCTTCAGGAGTTAAGTCATCTTGTTGCATTGGCTCTACTGGTTCACCACCAATACGTCCTTCTGCATCCATACGAGCTAATTCAATCTTAGCTGTTTCTCTTAAGTCTTCAAAAAACTTCATGCCATAAAAACGAAGAACATCAGCAGGTACTACATACTCACCTTCACTTAGTTGTGCAGGAATATCATCTCTTACTTCTTCAGGTAAGGAGCCTGGGGGTACTTCATTACCTGACACTGGGTCTACTTCTACAGGTTGTCGTGTAGATATAAACACTGCTTGCATTTGATCGTCTTCATTTAGAGCCATTAACTTTATCCCTCAAATATTTTAGTCTTCTAAGTGTAGAAATGGAACCTTGACAACGGTGTAAGTCTATTGCCACCTCTGATTGCTCTAGTCTTCTTTGTTGCTCAAGAATTAAAATGTCTAGTTCTTCACAGAATGCATCCCACTGTGCTTTATTATTTACAAAAGCTTTAAGCGACATTACCACTAAACCCTTGTTCACCTGGAGCAGGAGCTACACCTGTACCTATGTTACCTCCACCTGCACCTGTTTGATCTTGTGCGTCTGCACCTGCAGGGGCTTGCTCTGGCTGTGGTGCACCTTCTTCTGTAGGAACAGGTGCTTGAGGTGCTTGAGGCGGTGGTTGAAATGCTTTCATTATCTCAGCTTGTATTGCTGCATCTGCCATAGAGTTTGTAACTTTATCAGGGTCTAGATCCATGCTCTTAGCGATCTCTCGTACAATGTAATCCATCTTAGCAAAAGGTGCTAACATTGGGTTAGAAGCTACCTGTAAGAATTGCATCAAGCGTTGGCTACGTACTTCGTTAGCCATGAGGCTTTCAGTACCGTTAGCTTTTACTTCTAAGTCACCACGTATACCTTCATCAAAGTCAAACTGCATGTTGAATGCAAAGAATGCCCTACCTATAGGAGCAATAAGATAATCATCTACGTTCTTTACAACAGTCCTAATACTACCGTTGGCAGCAGACATAAGCATACTAATACCAGAAGCAGTACGGCCCACACCTGTAACGCCTGTTTGACCATGAGCGAAAGATGGAAAACCAGTTGATTCATCTGCTAATACCCTTGCCTTATCAAATAGCTGCATGTTTTCACCTGCAACGTTTGGAAACTTAGTGCCAAAGATAGCTTGACCAGGTGCACCGCCTTGTCTGCGAAAGACTTTGCCAGGATATACTGACATATCTTGACCTGGAACTAGGTTAGTTTCGTCTATCTCAATAAGAAGATTACCAGATAATACAGCATTGTCAACAGCCATTCGCATGAAACCGTTCATCAATGTTTGTGTATCATCCATATTTTCAGCAATACCTACACCAAAGAAGCTGTATGGGTTATGCTCATAAGGTACTGCATAGTAAGGTATACGTGCAGGTTTGAATGGATTAAGTACACAACGAATTACTTTACCGTTTACTACCCAAAGGTTAGCACTTAATTCATCTAACTCTTTCATATCAGCAGGAATGTTGATACCGTTCTCTTCTAGAATATCTGTATCTACGTAACCCCAGAACTCTAGAACTTGCCAACGCTCAGTATCTGAAGGAGCAGTATCATCATCCTCCATCTTCATTTCCCAATGCTTACGCACATAGTCTGGTCCTGAGTCTATTGCATTCTCAATAGCTTCATCAATAAAGTAAGGTCTACCTTTCAATGCACGTAACTGATTACGAGACATCTTGTGTCTTTCAATTACGTACTCAGCATCATCCATAGAAGAAGCTACAGGGTCAGGGTAGAAGTTCCACACACTTACATGATTAGTAGATGGTACAGTTTTAATAAGAGGATCATACTCACCTTCATCATTCCAATTGGGATACTCTTTATCTACAGCGAATGGTCCTTTCATTACACCTGTGCCTAGCAATGCCATCTCGAATGCCATGCTTCGTAAATGTTTAGATGCGCCACTCTCTTGTAACTGATCGTGTATTTTCTTTTCCATCTTTTTAGATGCAATCATTGCAGGATGGAATGTAGCTGTAGCAGGTGTTGTACCATCACCTTCGATTATCTTTTCGGATACAGGTGCAACTTTATCTTCAACTGGACCTAGCCTACGTCTAAGCTCAGTCATAGTTTCACCTGGCTTTAACTCAGTGTCTGGTCCTATGAGGTAAGGCTTTGTAGTTTCTTTTGTAAAAGAATCACGCAGTATTCCTGTAGCTTGTTCAGCATTGGGATCAATATTAATATGAACAGCATCAGCTACCCCATCAGGTAAAACAGATGGGTTGATTGTAAGTGGAAACTTATTGTTACCAAACAATACATCTACAATTTGTCCGTATGCTGCTAAGGTTTTAGTCTTAGTAACCTTAACAAATACTTTTGACTTTTCAGTAGAAGTAAACTGTACATCTGGTCCGTACACACCACGATAGTTTCTGTAGGCTCTTAGCCACCGTTCTTCATCAGCGTTACGAGCATCTTCTGCACGTTTGAATCGGTCATTAACAAATGTAACTACATTGCTTACATTATCAAAAAGTGTATCTTCTTGCTTCTCTGCAGCAATAACATCATCTGTTTCAAATGCTAGATCATCTATTTCAGCCATTTATTTAGTATCCAAAAGTTGAGTCTGACATCTGAAAGCCAGAGCGTTGTGTTGCAGGGTTGTAATCCCATATAGAACTTCTAGGTCTGGTCATTATACCATAACGTAGAGCGTCATACAAGTGATCTTCAGCGTGGGTGTCTACGTCTTCAGGGTTCTTCTTGTCTAGCGGAATCGCAGGGATTTGCGCTATTGTATTCGTGCAGGTGGAAAAGAACACAAGCCTTGGCTCTTCAGTGAACTCGTCCACCTGCAACCTACGGTGTATCTCGTTCTTACCTGCAACCCTAGAGCCACGAGAGCGATCTGATGGACGCCAACGGCAACCCTTCATGTTCATTTGCTCTGCAAGTGATGGGCCAGTATCACCTCTTTTATGCCAGAGGGATGAATCTAGTACACCGTATCTTATAGTACCATCTTCAGCCTCTGCCTCTAGTATCATATCTGCTAGATCAGTAGCTGTAACTTTAGAACAATATAGCTCTCTGTAAACAACCAGTTGTTCACTTGGTGATACAGCGAACCAGAGTACTCCAGTGTAGGAACCGTAACCATAGTCGCAAGCTCTAAACTTAGCCCATCCACTAGGTATGTCGATAGGTTCCACAACGTGTATGCTTCTGTTAAATTCAGGAAATGCTGCCCCTTCGTTAATATCCCAGTTACCTTCTAGTAACTGCTTTCTTTGGTGCTCAGGCAATGATAGTAGCATTGCTTCGTAGTCACCACTGTCTGCTAGGTATGGATTGTCAAACAAACTAGCAGGTATAAACCTACGCCTAAATAAGGGTTCACCTTCACGGCTATGCCCTTTAGGGAATCTTATAGTGTCACCAGTTTCAATGTTCGTTGCCCAAAAAGGATCATTGGCAGGGGCAGGATCAATAAACATTTTCTTGACCCACTGGTGTCCGTTACCTCCAGGGTTAGTAGTTCCTCGCATATACAAACCTAGCTGAGAACTAAACGCTGAACGAAGTCGTGACCTCATGTAATCCCAAGCGTAAGGTGTAGGCCACTGTGTAAGTTCGTCAAAGCCAATCCAGTTAAACGCTTGTCCTTGGTATCGTGTAACGTCCATGTCTTTATCTAAGTAAGACATCCACAGTCTACCACCTCTAGGTGCAATCCACTGTGACTTACGTTCACTCCACTTGATACCAGGAATAGCTTTAGGGTAAAGTTCTTGACTCTTCTGTATGAGTTCCCTAAGTTCTTCTGTAGTATGTCGGACAAGTAGACCACTAAAGTTTGGATCGTTCAAACCGTGAAGTGGGTCAGCAAGCATCGCAAAACTCTTACCACCACCTGCTGCCCCACCATACAAGACTTCCCTTTCAGATGCGGATAAGAAGCTTGTCTGTGGTCCTGGGTTTGGTTTAAACACTACTTCTTGAGCAATGTCAACGTCAAACTCAGGCGCTTTTACTTCGGCTGCTACAACTTGTAGTTCAGGCTCTGGCTTCGCTTGACTTGTTTGTGTAGGCTCCAATACATTCTTCTTCGAGCTTTTGGATCTCTTGTAGCGTTTCTTGGAGCCTTTTGGCAAGCTTGCGTTTAATTGTAGCTGCTTTCTTACGTTTTCGCTCAATGTCTACCCTTTTCTTTAGCCCTGCGTCAGATATGTATCTACCTGTTTGTTTTGTTAGCCACAGTGCTACTTCTCTATAAGAGTACTGCATGAGATGTTTCTTTGCAAGTTCTAAGGCTTCTAGCTCTGTAATGATAGGCTGAAGTATCTTATCGTTGTCTGGGTCAACTTCGTAACCAAACGGTATTGTTCTAGTTACTCTAGCTATTACGTGCCAGTCTCTTTCTGCACCCTTGTGAGGTCTAGGTAGTTCCCAATATCCAAGGGATTCACGGTTTACACTTATTCGTTTGTTCCTTCTTTAGATGGTAGTATAAATACGCCACCGCTAGATGACGATACGTCTACTCTATCTACCTTACCAAGTCCTGCTCTGTCAAGCAAGTCTTTTGCTGCAGACATCTTATCTCGTATGCCTAGCTCTGTTGGATCACTCAATGCACCCACCATAGCCATTGCAGCTTTAGGCGCTGTACGTGCAAAGTAGCTACGAGTACGATCACCTATCTCATCTTTCAACGACTCAACAATGGCGGTAGTACTAGACTGTTCACCATAGCCTGATAGCCTCTTAGCTTTTACAACATCTCCCCCTGCTTCTTCAAACAAGACTTCAAGGAACTTCTGTTGTTTCTCTGTTAGGTTTCTAGCCATTTATGTCACCATGTAAAGTATTAACCCTAGCATACCTGCTCCAGTTAGTATTATTAATATTGAGAGAGTCCAAGTTACAATTGCTTCTTGTATCTCTGCTTTACGATACTCTTGCTCTTTCTTCTTCTTACGTATCTTACCTTCAGTAGCTACAAGCTCATCCCAAGCAGATGGCCCCATACTAAAACTAATCCAGTCTTTTAGCTCTTTTCTCATTGCTTCAGCTTTTCGTTTAGCTGTGAATATCTCTAGAGCTTCTGCTTCAACAGAACCCCCATTCAGTGCTTTCCACCAAGGAGGGTTCTTGTTTTTCTGTTCAGCGTAGGACAGATCACTCATGCAACCTGCCCATTGGGTCAACTGTCCTGACATATCTTGTAGGTCTTTACCTACCTGAAAGCCTTTCTTCAACGCATTGAAAGCTACGGTTGCACCACCGATAATTGTTACTGGATCCACGAGCCTCCTCCAAAAGTACTCCTAGTATCATTAAAGAACTGATTGTGTTTTTCAAAGAGCCTTACCTGATAGTATAGCCCTTTCTATATCACATCTACCAATACCTAAGTCTCGTAGTTCTCTGTCAGTCATATTGTAAAGTTGCAAACGTGCAATCTTACGTCTAGCTGATTCTGCCCTTGCTTCTACTATTCTGTTAAATAATTGTTTAAACATTTTATGCTCCTATGTTAACCCAACCTTTTTGGGTATACATAGTTATACATAAATAATGTTAGGTTAGTAGAGACAATACGGAATAGCCGTTATGCTTTTCCTTTGACTTTCTTAACCATCTTAGTAGTCCAAGCTTCATTCTCTGGTGTATCAGGATCATCTTTGATGTAGTGGCCCTTATCGTTACGAGCACGTACCGCTACTTCTTCCATCTCTTCATCTTGTACAACAGGCGCTGCTTTCTTTGTTGCTTTCTTTTTAGCTGCAGGTTTAGCTTCTTGCTGTCTGCACAACTCAGTTACGTTAGGATCTTTGCATTGCACATTGCCGTAGGCATCTTCTGCTGCTGCTTGGTTTCCCATAGAGTCACGAACACACCCACTTTCTTCTACAATGTATCCGTTAGCTTCTAATACATCTCTGTACTGTTCATAAAATTTTGCCATTACTTACTCTTTTTAATTGGACGTGCTGCAGGTGCTAAGAAACCACCTCTTGAGTAGCCCTTCTTTTTCATCATAGCACCGCCATTAGCCATGCCCTTTTTCTTTTTCTTAGGCATACCACCCTTGTTCATCTTACCTTTACCGTCAGCAGCATAGAACGGAACCATACTTCCATCTTTACCTTTGACCATCTTCAAGCCACCTTTAGCCATGCCTTTTTTCTTCATATTAGCACCGCCCATTGAGTAGCCCTTTTTCTTCATGCCGCCCTTAGCGTAACCCTTCTTCTTCATCTTCATTATTCTTCCTCACTGTATAAGTTGTTAAACACTCGTTGCGTATCCCATACATAGTCTACGTCTTCTTTTGAATTATATATGTTTTGGTTTGGTCTAAAGTCTGGTGCACCTTCTCCTGTTTCAAACCATGCAGGGTGAGTTACTCTCACTCTATTATTGGGCAACGCAACCATGTTACCTGTGTACTCACCTGCATCTAACAACTCCAGTACGTGTGACTGTTTATGTTGTGCAGGATCATCAGCTACTTCGTTATCTGTGTAGTCTACCGTAAAGTAATACTTGGCAGGGTAGAACTCACCATCTACTTTTGCTATCCAAGGAGCAGGACTTGCCCTCTCTAATTTGTAAACTGAATGCGTATGAGACATACAATCCCAAGGCTGTGCCATATATGGTGGTAACTCTTGAGGCCACTCATCTAATGGCGTATCAGCTACAAGTGCAGTCAAAGGCATCCTAGCCCACATTGCACCACCGTGTACATTAGCTGAGTCATCAAAATCTGACTCACATCCAGTAAATATAACTTGAAAGCTTAACGTTCTGTTTGGCATGGTGGTTACACCTATGACCATACAATGTAAAAACTCTCCGTGATATTCTTCTAAGTTCTTCGTGTATTCTCTACGTACCCACGCTTTGAAGTACGGTATACTGCTAGTAAGAAACGACATTACTTTCCTTTCGGTTTAACACCTCGCTTCTTCATACTAACAGCTATTGCAGCTTGTTGTCTAGGACTTTTAGCAATACCACCTTTGTTGGCTCTAAATTGTCTAGTCTTCTCTGCGACTTTCTTAGGTTGAGATACATGCTGCTTACCTGACGCCTTGCCTTTTCGTTTAGCTCTGGTTGTAGCGGCATACTCACTGCTGCTAAGAGACTTAATAGCCTTAGAAGGGAGGTAACGTTCACCAGTAGCATTACTGCCTTGCGTAGAGTTTTTACCACTCTTGGTACGCCACTTCTGGTCACCCCACTTCTTTAAAGACTTCTGTGGTGCTTTCATCTACTTAACAACAGTCACATTCTGGGTGACACTTACGATTGATAATCGCACACCACAATCTTTTTATGTACCTTCTCATGCTTTGTATCCTCCACCTTTTGCTTTATATTGTTTGGCAAGCATCTGCGCTTTACGTGCTGACCACTGTCCAGGGCTTCCACCTTTACCACCCGATTTGATTTGGTTGAATAAGTTCTTACGCATTGTCGGTTTGGTATAATTACCTGCAGCATTAACTTTACTCTTTGCTTTCTTTACCATGCCTTACAACTCCAATACCTTGCAGTAAATTTATCTGTAGCTGTATCACAATTGTGTCTAGCCCGAAAGCTTTTGCGTCTTCCAGGCTGATCTTTCTTGATACTCATATTAGGGTCACCGAAACGAACTACCTTTACTTCGTCACCCTTCTTAGCTAGTACAGCACTCTTCTTAGCTGCACCTGGTGTCTTCTTAGGTTTGTTGTACCCTGGGTAAGTTTCACCACGGTACTTTAACTTACCACTGGGTAGACGTTCTACATCTTTAGTTGTTGCCATATTACATAGGGTCCATCATGTTCATGTGGTCACGGTTCATAAACTTCATAGTGTTCTCTAACAAAGCCAGTCTTTGCTGTAAGGCAGTGATCTTGCTTATCGTAAGAGCCAAGCTTTCTTGTTCTTCCCATAGCTCTTCTATCTCAGCAAATGCACCATCAATGTAATCCATGTTGTCTAAGACATCACGCTTAAGATTAACACTATCCTCTACAGCCATCTTACTAGCAAACTGTTCTACTGTCTCTTCAAGGCTCGATATAGTGGCAGCTTGTTGCGATACCCACCATACACCTCCTGCTAGTTGCATACCCATTGCAGCTACAAGGGCTACTGGTAGTTTTAAGTTATCCATACTCACGTTCCCTGTCTGGATCTAGTACTTCATACCTGGTTAACATACCTTCAAGATACATGGCACGTTCTACATGGTCTAAGGTATACCACTCACCAGTACGGTTATGTATTGCTTCTCTAACGTAAAACACATCCGACTTAGGAATGTGTACCTTCCGTATAGCACGAGCATCATTATTAGCTAACGCATCGTAGAAGTCATGTAGTACATCTTCGGATGCGTATAGTTTTACTGGTTTGTTTGGCATTGTCAAGGAAAACTTTAAATAAGTTACAAATACGTGTGTAGACTACCAAGCCTAAGTACAAACTACATAGAGGAGGGAGGAGGAGACACGCTGTGGTTTAACTTACACACAGATAATCTACACACGTAGTTACAAAAGTTGTATAGTTATTATAATGTTTGTAACTAATGTAAGTATAACATTAATGTTTTTACAGTGTCAATAGAAATACAGATAATTATTACTACTTTCTTATCGTTACTAGTATAGGGGAGTAGATACTCTATGTATTACATTAATGTTTAGATGACTTATGTTCAACTACTCTTATATTGTTTTAACATTAATGTTTAACATACCCCCTTACCCCCATAGTTATAGTCACAGTCAAGGGTCTGTCAACATATTACGTTACGTCACATTAAATATGTTTTACATATAGTGTCTTTAACTAAGGATAGTGGTTAATCAGGTGCAAAAAACCTCGTGTGTGTAACTGTACATATACGTATAACGTAGGTTGGTGGGGTGGCCCATGCCCGTACCCTTTAGCAATCTTGTTAAGTCATTGAAATTACTACATATTTATTAATGGTTAGCTCAAAAGAAATATTTTATTCTAGTTTTAGCCATATAAAACACTAGTAAAGCATTGTTATTGCTGCATTTTGCTACTGATATACTTTCACTGGTTATAATGTGATCACGAAAAAGCATACCCCTATGGATGTGATCACGAAATACACCTATACGATGCACATACACACATCACAATGTGATCACAAATACCAACGCACATTCTGCAATGCAGCAAAACGAATCAGTGCAGTGCAGCATTTGTTATTATGCAGGTGCAGCATTTCCAGGTGTTGCAATTATGTCACACCGCCAGGTTCCTTATTTATATAGCAATTATGCAAAAATAGCCGTCAAAAAATTAACTGTTTACATTCTCAATGTTCGGGTTGTAAGATGATTGCATCAACTCAACAGGAGATTTACCCAATGAACCAGTTAAACATTCACGATATAACAAGCATTAAAGTTACTTTACCCGAAGTAAAAACAACAGATTTATCAGGCATAGGAGAGGAAGATACAACGTGGAGTGTAAGATATTTGGAGATAAAAACTAAGGAGGGACTTTTTACTATACGTTTATTTGGAGACACTATTGAAGATATTAAAATGCATATGGAATTATAAGGAGGTGTTATTTTATCGGTGGCATTCATTACGAGTGTCACTGGATAAGGCAACACAAAAGGAGAAGACACAATGCAACAAGTACACATAAGTAAGATGACTGGTAAACTTGACGGTTTCAAAGCTATCAGCACCAACACGATTACAAACGACTATTGTAACAAGCAACACGTTAAAGGCAAACAAGATGGAAAGAACATTTGTGGTGATTGTTATTCCCACGCTATGCTCAATACGTATCGTAAAAACATGCAAGCATCGTTGCAACGTAACAGTGATTTACTAGCTAGTAGGCCACTTGAACCACAAGAAATACCACGAGTTGTTGACGCTATGTTTAGGTTCAACGCACATGGTGAACTAATCAATATGCAACACTTTGAAAATCTCATGGCTATTGTTCAAGATAATCCGTGGTGTACGTTTGCGCTATGGACTAAGCGTGTGGACATTGTGTTTAAATGGTTACGCAACAACGATAAACCTAGCAATTTACAGTTGATCTACAGTAACCCTATGAAGTCTCACATTATGAGCAAACCACCTAAGCATTTTGATAAGACGTTCAACAACGTGTTGCAAGATGAGCACACTGACAAACAAAATTGTACTGGTCAAAAATGTAAAGATTGCAGACTATGTTACACTGTGAATAGTATCACAACTATAGTAGAAAAAGTTAAGAAGTATTAATAAGGAGGACAAACACAATGCAATTTAAATGTAAAATAGATATGGACAATGATGCATTCGCACACGATCCACACTTGGAGTTAGCTAATATCATTAAACAAATATCAAAAGAGGTTGACGCATTTGTATGTGTAGAACGCACCAAAACAATACGAGATTACAATGGTAATAAAGTAGGTGAGTGGACAATAGGAGATTAAGATAATGAGAATAAGAGTAAAAGCAGAGGAGACAGTCTATAAGGAATACTTTGTAGATGTGCCAAAACATATACTAGATGTCAGTAATTTTTTACTATCAAAGACATATCTAAAGAATGCTATCCATAATTGGGTAGATGAAAATGAATCGGAGTTTGACTATCAAGACTATGACAGTGTTAAAGAATGGTATGCTTGGGAAGAGGTACAGCACAATGACTGAACAAGATAGATATACAGAGCTATATGAAACGTGGTGTAGGGTTGATCTAATTAATTTAATAATAAAGCTTGAGCAAGAGAAGAGGAGTAAACACAATGCTTGAACAAGAGACATACATAATGACGGAACAAGAGATGGAAAACTTAATCAATGACGCATTCGGTGCAACGTTCTGGAAATATCTGGCGTTTGTATGGTCTGGATTAGAAGAGGACTATTGAGATGAAACTACAAGACTTATTCTTTAACAGACATAAGATAGTTAGAGTGGCTTTAAGCTTCAAAAAACTAGAGGTTGATGCAGTCTCTCCATTTAACACTGAGGAGGAGAGACATGTAGCAGTAAATAAAATATGTAAAGGTAATATACTTATCAATGAGCTAGAGGAGATACTAGATGCAATATAAAGATATAGTGATAGCAGCGGAAGACTTGGAGTGTCACACAATAGACACAGTAGCCGAAGCAATTAGAGAACACATATTGGATTTAGATCTAGCATCATCTAAAACACTTACAGGATTTACTTGGAGGATAGATGTAAGAATGAGGACAGACAATGAAAGTTAGGACATACCATAAGAATGGTAAAGCTGTACAGTTTCTAGGCTACAGCGACATAGATGCATCCAACGCAGCAAAGGTTGTGATGGGTGAGGTAGGAGATGTCGGATACTTCAAGCCAAGACTAGGCACAGATGAATGGATATACGACTGGATATACAAAAAAGAAATAACTGATGAAGACTTAATGAAAGCTTTAGGAAGGTGACTGTATTATGGCTAGAGTTCATACAGAGAAAGACAGAATACGTGACCGTAAAAGGTATGACTATGGGCAATCTGTATTGAAACGTTATAAGCTTATGAAGGGTTGTACTAAATGTGGATACAATGAGAGTCCACACGCTTTACAGTTCAACCATATTGACCCTAAGCAAAAACGTTTTCTTCTTGCCCAGAAAGCACACAAGATTTTCTTAAGTAAGAACACTAAAGGTAAACAAAATATTAAAGAAGAACTAAGTAGATGCGAGGTTGTGTGTGCTAATTGTCATGCCATCATAACTTACAAAAATAAACACTACGCTATACATAAAAAGGATAGGTGAACAATGCGACTATACATGAACAAGCAAGGCGATTGGGTAGGCACTCAGGCTGAGGCTAAGAAGATCAGTGCATCTATGGTTGATGTACCTACAGACAAGCCTAACCTACTCAAGTGGCTTAATACATTCACTGGTGCTATAGATGATGCAGCTAAGGAAGTTATAGACAGCAAGCCTAAGACTAGGACTGTGACACAAAAAGCACACGCATGGGATACTATTATGCAGTGCGCTAAAAATGCTAGTATAAATGATTTAACTATGGCATTGATCGTGTACATGGATAGAGTGCAAGACATTGCAGACAAACAAAAGGAGACACAACAATGAGTATTGAGGGTAAGTTAGAATTAGAAGCAAGAGAAGCATTTGATGATGCTAAACTAGCTTTGATGTTTGACTACATGTACATGGGTACAATGACAGATCAACAACACGGTTATGAGTATCTCTCATTCAAACACATTGAGACTAGAGACTATATCAAAATACCTAAAAGGAGTTAGGCTAATGAACTACAAGACATCACAAGGTGTAGAACTATCAGATGATGGGTACACCAAGGTAACAGTTAAAGAAAGTTTAGGGTACGGATGGGAAGCTACGTTGTACAACAATGACCGACTCGTACTCACACAAGATGCTACAGGAGAGACACTGAGCATACCACCAGAGTCTACGCAAACACTGCGAGACATATTTAAATCTATTAATGAGGAGACATAAACACAATGGCTAACAATCAACTTAAAACAATTATTAAACACCTTGAGACAGTAGGTAGTATATCAACTCTAGAGGCTATCATACAGTACAGTATCATGGCGTTACCTAGACGTATCAAAGACCTTAAGGAACAAGGGTATAACCTCAACAGCATACGCAAGTCACACCCAGTGACAGGTAAACGCTACACACGTTATGTATTAGTAGAGGATGCAGCGTAACGTATAACCCCTATACTAGTAACGATAAGGAAAAAGGAGATAACATTATGGTTTGGGCATTAGTATGGATGCAGTTACTAATCACATCGCAGACAGTGAAATACTTTCACGTTGATACATTCGATAGTAAAGAAGAATGCGTTGCAGCTATGAGCCAAGCGGCTGTTCTTGTATCAAACAAGAGTGAGACACTAGCATGTCTAGAGCTACAAGTAGAGTAGTTATCATGCAGCGCAAGAAGAAATGGGTAGCGTATGATAAGGATGGTTATGTTCTTGTCATATGCACAAACAAAAGAATAGTAGAGAACTTTGTAAAGAACAGGAGGAAGTAAGATGTTAGATGAGAGTATGTATAAAACACTTTCAGCAGCGTGTGACATAACACTTGCGTTAGGAAGAAAGCATCACACAGGTGACTACGCTCTTAAGCATTTGGTATGGGATTTAAATAGTAAAGGTCATACTCAAGTGGCTTTAGTTAAAGAATCATCAGAGTTGCAGTATATAATAAATAATTCCCACTGGGATGATGTGCCTACAGACATGCAGCACTTTGCTCTTACTGGCATAGCTAAAATACATAATTTAGATTTAGTTGAATACATAGAGGAGGAAGAACTAAAATGTTAGAAGACAAGACATATAAAGTAAAAGTAGGTGAGTGGAACGATGCAGTTATCTACGTATACGAGAGACATCATAAGTGTTTGAACCCTGATGATAAGCCAGAGGATCACAGATATAAACATTGGAAAGAAGTAGTTACAGTTATACCTGTGAGCCATGAATTAGATGACTACCAGGATACGTCAGGTATGTTCCATAATAATGTAAGGGCTACAGTGGATGCACTAGCGGAGCTATACTCTTCAAGTCCTGACTACGAGATGGGTGTTGAGTACGTTATGAATACCCATCAGTATATCAACGTGTAGGAGGTAGTATGTATTACGCACTAGACATATACAGTAAGACAACAAAGAAGATGTTTGCTTATCATTCAAGCGACAGCCGTAAGGATATATTGAAACTAAAAGAGATGTATGGTAAGAGTGATTTGATATACATCAAGGAATGTTACGGAGAGACAGATGCAGACAAACAAATATACAGAGAGTCTTCCAAATATGGAGGAACCACAGTTGCCAGTTAGTATGCTACAGCACATGGAGCAGATGGGTTTACTACCTGTCTCCCATGATGATGATGGAGTAAACAATATAGACTTACCCTGGAGGAGTAATACAAATTTTTTCAGGCGAGATGTATTAGATGAGAAAGGAGAGCCGTTGTTCTAATGTATGTTATACCTATTACGTTGATAATAATATATTTATTAGCTTTTGTTTGGTTTATATATGACACAGGCAAAGGAGATGATGACGGAAGGAACAGAAGAAGATGACACACGATGATGAAGTTGACCCAAAAGATGACCCACACGATGACATTACTGACAGTCTTGGGAATCTATCTAAAGAGAATACTGACAGCAATGAGCGTCCTGATGAACGTGATACTAGGAGGACAAAACAATCAGACGTTCAGCGCAAGGAATCACCAGTGGCAGAGAGAGGGAAAGCCTAACGTAGTTTATTTCATTGACATGCTTATCGGCAAAGGTCATTGTGTAGAAGCGTGGGTATATTGGAAAGTGAGGAGAAAATGGTAGACATACCTAAACATACATCGAAGCTATCAGCTATTGTAGACTTCTATCTGCACAGTAGTAACTTCTGTAGTCTAAGTCCTAAGTCACAGAAAGACTATGAGACACACTTGGAAGTAATACTAAAGACTAACGTAGAAGGTAGGCTCTTAGGTAACTACACAGTGCGTAGCATCAAAGCTAGACACACTAACCTGGCTTACGAGAAGTGGCTTGTGTCTGGTGTACGTACTGCTAACTATCGTAAGGCTATCTTATCTGCTGCATGGAAGTACAGCTTGAGGTTAGACGTGATGGATAATGACCCAGTACGTTTGATCAAGACGAAGAGCACTAAGCCACGCAAGGTCAAGTGGACTCGTGACCAAGTGTTACTGTTTCTTGATACAGCATACGGTAACTTCAGGTGGCGCAGCATTGGGTTGATTGTACATATGGCATACGAGTGGGCGCAGCGTGTAGGAGACATGCGTACCTTGACTTGGGATAACATTAACTTCAGCGCACAACGTGTTGATTTAACACAAAGTAAACGTGGTGCTGATGTGCACCTACCTATACCTGATGATCTACTATCTATGCTTAGACAACAGAGCCAGGACTTTGGATTCCAGAACTACGTAGCACCTAAGACTACACCAGTAGCAGGGGCATATGTACCTTACGCAATTGATCACATCGATGATGCAATCAACGAAGTCAAGGAAGCTGCAGGACTACCAAAGAAACTAACAGCTATGGATCTACGCAGGACTGCAATCACTGAGATGGTAGAGGCAGGTGTTGAGACTCTTGAGTTGATGCAAGTGACAGGTCACAGGAATCCTGAGTCAGTCAAGCCATACTTAGTCAACACATTTAGTGGCGCAAGCAATGCGTTAAACAAAAGGAGGAGCAAGGATGATCAACATTAAGAACTACCTAGAGTCGCTTGATTTAAAAGAAGAATACAGACACAGAGGTGACTGCCCTAAGTGCAAAGGTAAGAACACATTCACTGCTACACGAGATGGTAGTGCGCTGTTGTACAACTGTTACAAGCTTGACTGTAACACCAAAGGTGTAGTGTCATCAGGTATGACAGCAAGAGAGATACAGCGTAAGCTCAAAGGGTATGAAGAACCTGAGTCAGAACACGAGACATTCACTTGGCCTGAGTATGTAGTGACACCTACTGCAGAACACAGAGATCACGAAAGGTTTATAGGTAGGTGGGGCTTGTATGGTGAGGACTTGATGTACGATGTAATGGATGGACGTGTAGTGTTTCCTATCTATGACAGAGGTAAATTAGTTGGAGCTATAGGTAGATGTACATCTTACTCAGGGCAAGTTAAGTGGAAGCGTTACGATAGGACACCTACTGTATTCACTCGTGTCGTAGGTAAACCTAGTGGTGTCGTAATGATAGTAGAGGATGTTATTAGTGCAACTGTAGCAGCTAAACTATTCCCTGGCTTAACAGGTCTAGCTATACTAGGTACATCATTTAGTGTGTCTAATATGCAACACTTAGATAATTTCTACAAAGTTATAGTAGCATTAGACCCAGATGCTGCACATAAAACATTAGAGTACAAGAGAGAGATAGAGGCTTGCACAGGGTTAGAGACTATAGCGTTAAGACTCTATGATGATATTAAATATAAAGTAGAAGCAGACATTAAAAAACTAGAGGAGATAGTTTAATGACACCAAGAGAAGAAGCAGAGTTAGAAGCAAAGATAACACACGAAGCATTTATTAAGTGGGTAAAGGTTACCTTCTACTGGATAATGGCAATGCTATTAGTACTAGCGTACTTTAACTTCGGAGTAGATAACAAAACAGGTAGCCAGTACAACGGTGCAGTATACGCACCCAAAAATATAGGAGACAAGTAATGCAACCAAAGAATGTACCATGTCATATCCGTATCAAGGTAGAGCCAACGCAGCAGCAGAAAGGTAGAGCCTGTCGCTTACACGGTAAAGACTTCAAGAGTATAGCTGACGCAGCGAGACACTGGAATGTGAACTACTCGTGGGCAGCAGAACAAGTTAGTAAAGGATGGAACAAAGAAGGTTTCCCTCAAAAGTATAGGAAGAGTTATGTCTGAACAATACTGTACAACAAAAGGTTTAGGGTGGGCATTCTTAACGTGTGCATTTCTTATAGTAGGTGTGCCTGTACTGATGTGGTTAGCCTTAGAGGGCAGCAGTTGGTATGAAACATTTAGCATGATGAATCCAATGTGGTGATGGCATGAAAAAGACAGCAATAATAGATGAACGTGTACCGTTAGGAAAAGTATACGTTGACTTGACAGTAGATGAAGTGTTAGAGGCGTGTAAGAGATACGCATCAGACAAAGCATTTGATGAGGAGTTAGATAAGATATACAACAAGGAGACAAGTTTTGATTAGAGAGAGGAGATACACATGATGGAACTAGCATTAATCCGTACTATGTTGGACAAAGAGTTCTACGATAATCACAAGGGTATACGTTGTCCAGATAAGATATTTAGTAAAGATGCACGTAAGATTAAGCAGACGCTTGACTACGCTATGGATACATACGGTAAGAACATTACACCTACAGAGTTAGAGTCTCTGTTCTTTGTTAACAATACCAGTATGACTACAGCTAACAAGTTAGTCTTTAATGAGTTGTTTCAAAAGGTTGCACGAGAGAAGCCACTATCTACAGAGATAGCTGATGATGTATTGTCTAAGTTATTTCAACAGGTAGTAGGTGAAGAGATTGCTAACCTTGGTTTTGATTACGTCAACGGATCACAGTCTAGCCTCGAACCCTTGAGAAACATACTGAGTAATTACCAAGATGATTTCCTACCCAACCTCAAGGTAGAGTGGGATGATACAAGTATTGATACACTACTAAAAGCCAACGACATACAGTCACAATGGAAGTGGAACATACCTACGCTTAGGCGTAAGACAGAGGGCATCAGCGCAGGACACCTGGTTGTTGTAGGTGCTAGACCTAACACAGGTAAGACTAGCTTTCATGCTAGTACAATAGCTGCGCCTGATGGCTTTGCTTCACAGGGTGCTAAGTGTATGGTTCTGTGTAACGAAGAAAGTTATGAACGTGTAGGTGCAAGATACCTTAGTGCCGCTACAAGTATGAGCATGGATGAAGTTAAGACTAACATGGCGGTGGCTGCATTACGTTACGATCCAGTAGAAAAGAACGTCTTTATCAAAGACAGCACAGGTAAAGACATGGCATGGGTTGAGGCTATCATCAAAGCATACGAGCCTGACATTGTAGTGCTTGATATGGGTGACAAGTTTGCATCGAAGACAAGTGATAAGTCGGACATCTATCTTAAGGAAGCAGCCATACATGCACGTAACATATCTAAGGAACACAAGTGTGCAATCATATGGATGTCACAGTTGAGTGCAGCAGCAGAAGGTTTGGTACATCCTGATCAATCTATGCTTGAAGGTAGCCGTACTGGTAAAGCAGCGGAAGCTGACTTGATGATTCTTATTTCAAAGAACAAGGTGGTTGAAGGACAAGATGAAGAAGAAAGTAACCAACGGCATCTTTGTATAGCCAAGAACAAACTCAAGGGTGGATGGCATGGTACTATTCACTGTGAGTTAGATGGAGATAGGAGTCAGTACTTAGCATGAGACTTGTAGTTGATGTAGAAAACACAATCACCAAACGAGAGAAGAAGAACATCCTTGATCCGTTTGAACCTGGGCTTGAGCTTGTGCAAGTAGGTATGCAGAATGTAGACAACACTGACGAGACATACCTATTCACACTTAACCATAAAGAAGATCAAGATGTTGGTGGCTCAAGGGCTATGAACATTCAGCTTATACTGGATAACACAACGCTCTTGATCATGCACAATGCACAACATGACTTGATGTGGCTGTGGGAATCAGGCTTCAAGTATGACGGTGACATCTATGACACGATGTTAGCTGAGTATTTGTTACAGCGTGGTCAGAAAGAACCTATAAGTTTAGAAGTTTGCGCTGAACGTAGGAATCTAAACTATCAGAAGCAAGACACTCTCAAGGAGTATTACAAGAAAGGATACAACACCAATGAGATACCTTTACAAGAGCTTCTTTTTTATCTTAGGAGTGACCTCGACATTACTCGTGAGTTGTACTTTGCCTTGGAACAAGACTACGCACAGCCAGAAGCAGAGTCCTTACATAGAGTTAAAGACATTACCTTCCGCACCTGTAAAGCCCTCACCAGAATGTATATGTCAGGAATCCGTGTGGACAGAACCGCCCTTCAGCAGGTCCGACTAGAGTTTGAGAAAGAGAAAGCTGAGATAGAGGATAGGCTACAACGTAAGACTCGTAAGCTTATGGGTGACACACCTGTTAATCTCAATAGCCCTGAGCAAGTATCTCAAGTTATCTTTAGCAGACGTGTGCACAACAAAAAAGAATGGGCTGACTTGTTTGACTACACTGAGACACAGCAAGAGTTTAGAGAAGCAATAGAAGCAAATAGTTCTATCGTTAGAAAAACTAAAGCTAGTACTTGTCCTGAATGTAATGGGCGTGGCTTAGTACACAAGCTGCGTAAGGATGGTACACTCTACAAGCTACCAACTAAATGTAAGCCATGTGACAGTAGAGGTTATCTACTAACTAAAACTAAAGAGGTGGCAGGTTTATGTTTCTCTGCACCAAGTAAGAAATGGATAAGTGCAAATGGTTTCAGTACTAGTAAGGGCAACCTTGAAAGTCTTATGGCTACCGCTACAAGCAACGGCATGGAGTCTGCTCTTGATTTTCTTACTGACCTTAAGCGCCTCTCTGCTATTAGCAGTTACCTTAGTAGCTTCGTGGATGGTATCGACATATATACCAAGCCAGACGGATTCTTACACGTTAACCTTACCCAAAGTGTTACCAGTACAGGTAGATTTTCTGGACGAAATCCCAACATGCAAAACATGCCAAGAGGAGGAACATTCCCAGTGAAGCGTGTATTCATATCACGATGGGAGGGTGGACAGATAATGGAATGTGACTTTGCTCAATTGGAGTTTCGAGTTGCTGCATTCCTCTCACAGGACAGCACAGCCATGCAGGAGATAGATACAGGGTTTGATGTGCACTCCTACACGGCTAAGGTTATCAGTGATGCAGGGCAGCCTACAGCCAGGCAAGCAGCAAAGGAACATACATTTGCCCCACTCTTCGGGGCTACAGGGTATGGTAGATCAAAGGCTGTAGCCGCCTACTACAAACACTTTAATGAGAAATACAAAGGTGTAGCTAAGTGGCATAAGAAGTTAGGTGATGAAGCCATGAGGTTTCTCAAGATAACTAACGTAAGCGGTAGACAGTATGCGTTTCCTGATGTTACTCGTAGGAGTAATGGTAACGTATCACACTTCACTATGATTAAGAACTACCCTGTCCAAGGATTTGCTACAGGTGACATCGTGCCTGTTGTACTACTAGAGTTTGAGCGATTGCTTGAACCTTTACATTCATGCCTAGTCAATACGGTACACGATTCAATGGTGATAGATGTACACCCTGATGAAGTAAAAAAAGTTTTGACTATAGTGGATACTATTAACTCTAATCTAAACTGTGTTATAAAAGACGCATACGATGTAGAAATGAATGTGCCTTTATTATTAGAAGCTAAAATAGGAAAGAATTGGCTTGACACAGTTGATGTTTAGGGTATAACTAACCATCTTTAACTTTAAAAGGAAGTAAGTAAAACATGAATACAGAACTAGCTATACAAAACGATTTAGGTATGTCTCTTGCAGAGGCAGTAGGTGTAACTCCTCAAAGTGGTGGCGAAAGAAAGACTGCTGCTTTACCTAGAGTAAACCTCATGCACACTGGTATCATGGGTGAGATTGACGTTAACGGAAAGTCTATCAAGACTGAAGTTGTACCATCAGGATCATACAAGATTACAAGAGGTGAGGGAGATGTTGTCTACGCAACTAGTCCTACTGTACGTATCTTTGCAATCCGACAGCAGTGGTCTAAGTGGGATGCCAAAGAAGAGATGATGATGAAAACAGTCATGTCTAGCGATCTAAAGGGTGACCTTAAAGATAACGTTGGTACATTTAATCTAGGTAGACCATCAGGCTACATTGAAGATTGGGATAGCGTACCTGAAAAGACTAAGGATTTGATTCGCAGTATCAAGCGCAAGAAGATTCTCTTTGGTGAGTTATCCGCAACAGGTGTCACTGATGAAGCAGGTAATGTAGTGGATGCAATCACTAATATACCTTTCTCTTTTGAAGTACCACCTTCAAGCATTAAGTCTTTAGACTCTGCAGTAAATGCATTGGGCCGTAAGAACATACTACCTATACAGTGTACACTTAAGCTTGGTGCTAATTTAGTTAACTCAAATACAGGTAATAGTTTTGCCGTTATGACTTTAGATACAGGTGATAAGGTAGAGTTAAAACCTGATGATCAGGAAACCTTGCACAACTTCTTAGCTTACATAACTACTCAAAACGAATACATCTTAAATGAGTGGGCTGATAAGAACAAGGACACTATCTCTGATGATGATGCTGCAATAGTGGCAGAGTTTGTTAACGTAGAAGAGGCAGACTAATGAATCACCCTGCTGAACTAGCTGTCTTTGAATACCTTGGCAAAGCTGTTAATGGTGAGACAAGTATGGCTGAAGACATTCGTAAGCAAGTTGCTTCTGATGTTGAGGCTGCATTAGAGAAGCAGTTCAGCAGTGGGCCTCGTGACAAGTTTAGACTAAGGATGTCCAACATTGGGCGTCCTACTTGTCAGCTATGGTTTGAGAAGAATGACCCTGAAGATAAGACACCACTACCACCACACTTCTTGATTAACATGATCATAGGAGACATTGTGGAAGCAGTGTTCAAGGGGCTTCTTCGTGCTGCTGAAGTAGACTTCAAAGATAATGATAGCGTAACTTTAAAACTAGGAGATGGTACTGAAATAAAAGGTGAGTACGACATGGTACTTGATGGTAGGGTAGATGACGTTAAGTCAGCTTCTCCCTGGTCATACAAGAACAAGTTTGTAAACCTCGAAAGTCTAGCTAAGAGTGATAGCTTCGGGTATATATCTCAGCTTGTTGGATACGCTAAGGCTGCTGAGTTAGACGTTGGTGGTTGGTGGGTAGTCAACAAGGCTAACGGTGAGTTCAAATATGTGGATGCAAGCTCCGTAGACGAGCCTACAGTTATGCAAGAGATTGAAGAGACAGTAGAGTACATCAATGAGGATAAACCTTTTGAGCGTTGCTTTGAGGCGATCCCTGAGACACACTTCCGTAAGCTTACTGGTAATCTAAAGCTTGGACCTGAGTGTGGATTCTGTTCATTCAAACATAAGTGTTGGCCTAATCTACAAACTCGTACTGCTGTAATGTCTAAAGCAAAGACACCACCAATGGTAGACTACGTACTGTTGAGTCCTGAGTATGCGGAAGCACATTAAAGGTAGGTATCGCAGTGGCCTGGAGAAAGAGGTTGCTGCGTACTTACGTAAGACACAAAAGAAAGTCAGATACGAAGTACTGAAAGTAGAGTGGGAGGATTTACGTTACCGCACCTACACACCAGACTTCGTGTTAGACAACGGTATTATCATTGAGACAAAAGGTATATTTGATAGTGAGGATAGACGTAAGCATCGTGAGATACAGAGACAGCATCCTGAGTTAGACATACGGTTTGTCTTTAGTAATGCAAAAGCTAAGTTGTACAAGGGTGCAAAGTCTAGATACTTTAACTGGTGTGATCAACATAAGTTTCAGTGGGCTAATCGTGTGATACCTGAAGATTGGTTAAAAGAAAAAGGTAAAGAGATTACATTTAAGAAGATAGAATTAAAAACAAAAAGGAAATGCTGATGGGTCATAGTTTAGATAATGATGAGATAGCAATAGTTATAAGTCCAGTAGAATACACAGATGATGGTAAATGGGATGGTGATACAAATGTGTCAATAGCAATATCACCTGAACACAACTTACCTGAACCTATTATTAATGGGATAGTAGATGTAGCAACTATGATGTCAGCATTCTTAGATATAGCAAATGAACACCCTGACATATATGAACTAGTAAGGGATCATAGAAATTATTTAATGACTTTGGAAGATGAAGAAGACAAACCTGTTGTAACTAAAGACGGTAACGTGTATACACTTAACAAGTGGTCAAAAACAAAAGGGAGTGCATGAATGGAACCTACAATAACATTAACTGGTGATACAACTTTTAATCACGATCAAGTAAACAATCCAGTACACTACAATCATAGCGGTATAGAATGCATTGAAGCTATAGAAGCAATGACAGAAAACATGGCAGGATCTACAGCGCCACACGCTGCTAACGTACTTAAGTATTTGTGGAGACATGAATACAAGAATGGCCTAGAAGATATTAACAAAGCTATTTGGTATCTCAATAGGTTAAAGGATCGTTACAAGGAGCTACATAAATGATAACAGCAGAAGATATAAATGCATGGAAAGACATGTATGAAATGACATTCGGTGACTATCAGATAGAAGCAAGAAAGACTGCTATCTATCCTGAAGAACACAAGATAGTTTACCCTGCGTTAGGACTCGCAGGTGAAGCAGGTGAAGTAGCCAACAAAGTAAAGAAGATGTTAAGGGATGGGAAGTTTGACAGAGAAGATGTAGCTGCAGAAATAGGTGACTGCCTGTGGTACATATCAGCTTTGTGCCGTGACTTAAACTTCGACATGGGATACATAGCTAGATGTAATTTAGATAAGCTTCACAGTCGTATGGAGAGAGGAACCATTAAAGGCAGTGGCGATAAGAGATGAAGTTCAACATTAAACTAACAATTGAGATAGACGAGGAAGAACGAATACTACCTATAGTAGCAGACATGCACGAGGAGGCAGTTACTGAGTTATTCCAAGATATTATTTATGATATTGATGGTGCAGTAATTAGAAAGATAGAGGTTAAAAAATATGAATAACTACTTACCAACAGACTACCAAAGTTTTATACACAAGTCACGTTACGCTAAGTACATTGATGGCAAAGGCAGAGAGTCTTGGTCTGAGACAGTTGATCGCTACATAGAAAACGTTGTAGGAAATAAAGTAGATACAGATACTAAAGATGAAATAATGTTTGCTATACTTAACCTGGAGATCATGCCTAGCATGAGAGCTATGATGACATCTGGTATAGCTTTAGATAGAGATAACACAGCAGGTTATAACTGTAGTTACTTACCTATAGATGACCCAAAGTCCTTCGATGAGGCTATGTTCATCCTTCTCTGTGGTACTGGTGTCGGCTTCAGTGTCGAGAGACAGTTCATTAGCAAGCTTCCCGAAGTGCCTGAATTGTTCGAGAGTGATACTACCGTTGTGGTAAAGGACAGCAAGGAGGGGTGGGCTAAGGCGTTTAGACAAGTGTTAGCTCTCTTGTGGGCAGGTGAGATTCCTCAGTGGGATGTTAGCAGAATACGCCCTGCAGGTGCAAGACTAAAAACATTTGGTGGTAGAGCTAGTGGCCCTGCACCTTTAGTTGAGTTGTTTAACTTTACAGTTAAGACATTCAAGGATGCCCAAGGACGTAGGCTATCTAGCTTAGAGTGCCATGACCTAATGTGTTTCATTGGTCAGATAGTTGTAGTTGGTGGTGTTAGACGTAGTGCTATGATTAGTTTGTCTAATCTCAGTGATGATCGTATGCGTCACGCTAAGTCAGGGCAGTGGTGGAACGAAGCTGCACACAGAGCATTAGCTAATAACTCAGTATGTTACTCAGAGAAGCCAGACTCAGAAACGTTCATGCGTGAATGGTTGTCATTAGTAGAAAGTAAATCAGGAGAACGTGGTGTATTCAATCGTCAGGCAAGTAAAAACCAAGCTGCTAAGTATGGTAGACGTGATCCTAACTTTGAGTTCGGAACTAATCCTTGTAGTGAGATTATCTTACGCCCATACCAGTTCTGCAATCTTACGGAAGTTGTGGTACGAGCCACGGACACGGTGGAAGACTTGGCTAGAAAAGTCAGACTCGCCACAATACTTGGGACAATCCAAAGCACGTACACAAAGTTTCCATACTTGCGTAAGGTGTGGACAACGAACACGGAAGAAGAACGATTGTTGGGGGTGTCGTTAAGCGGTATCCAAGACAATCCCCTTATGACATCAGCAAACAAAGGATTGGAGAAGACTCTTGAACATCTACGAGAAACTGCTGTGCATACTAATATTACTTGGGCTGACCGCCTTGGCATTCCACAATCATCATCAATTTCAACAGTCAAACCTAGTGGGACTGTATCCCAGTTAGTAGACTGTGCAAGTGGTATACATGCTCGTCATAATGACTACTATATCAGGACAGTACGTGGTGATAACAAAGACCCACTAACACAGATGATGCAAGATCAAGGTATACCTAGTGAGCCGTGTGTTATGAAGCCAGAGACAACTACAGTATTTAGCTTCCCACAGAAGTCACCCAATAAAGCTGTAACTCGAAACGACATGACAGCCATTGAACAACTGGAGACATGGTTAACTTACCAACGACATTGGTGCGAGCATAAACCAAGTATAACCTGCACTGTGAAGCCTGATGAGTGGATGGAAGTAGGTGCATTTGTTTATAAACACTTTGATGAAATGAGTGGTGTGTCTTTTCTGCCACACTCTGATCATACTTATCAGCAAGCACCCTATCAGGATTGCACTAAAGAAGAGTATGAAGAATTACTAGCTAAGATGCCAAAAAGTATTGACTGGTCTAAGCTTAGTGAGTATGAACAAGAAGATAACACAGTTGGTATGCAAACTATGGCTTGTACTGGTGACGTGTGTGAAGTAGTAGATATAGGAGCATAAAGGATAAACATAATGTTAGAACCAATTAAAGGATCATACTATAGAAAGTTTGAACCTCAGTCTTATAAAGAAAATGATAGTAAGGCTAAGGTAGTAATAACAAAGTACCTAGAACGTAATGGACACACCATTCTTGACACAGAGGAGGACTACTCTTTTGATATAAAGAGTGAAAAGAATGGTGATAAATATTATAGTGAGGTAGAAATGAAAAACCAATGGAAAGGTAATTGGAATCCTAGTTGGACAGAGATACGTATCCCATATCGAAAGTATAAACTTATTAATAAGTACAAACAAATGCAGGGCGTTAAGACTTTTTGCAACTTTTATATTATACGTAATGACTGTGGTAAAGCTTGGAAAATAAAAGATTTTCAACTTACTAAAGAATGTTCAAAAGAAGTATGGTTAAATAATGCTAGACGTTATGAATACTTTTTTCATATACCATACCAAGAAGCAGAATTAGTAGACATAGTTTAAATACTGTGATACAATTACAACAACAATAAAAGGAGTTAATCATGTTGTTATTTAATATCTTAGTACCTATCGTTTTTCTTTTAACGGCCTATGGTTCTTACAATGATGTAGTCAAACCTGCAGCTAAGGCATCCTGGGAAACAGGTGTAGAGGTTTACGAAAAAGGTGCAGACATTATTAAAGATGTAACTACTGATGATGTAGTCGTTACAGAAGAGTCAGAATAATGTATGTCTTAGTACTCATACTTTCTATTGGTAGTGGCTATGCCCAAGTACAAGCTGTCAATACAGTCTACCCTACTATTGAAGATTGTAAACGAAGTGCGGTAACTATTCGCAATGAACTTATGAGTACTAAGCCATCACCTAACTCTAATGTGTTTGCATACTGTACAGAAATACCACAGGAGGTTTAAAATTTGATACGCCATTGTTGTGGTTGCAGCATAGAACTAAATGAGACTAACTGGACTGAGGGTGTACGGAAGCGAGGTGTTCCCCTTTGTAAGTTTTGCAATAGGTCACGAGCACTTAAAGCCTGTAAAAAAAGTAATCCTGATAGAATGTATGTAAATAGTAAATACATTTCAAAGAATCATCCTTTACATAAACCAGGACGTTATAAAACTTTTAATGATGCAGCTTTTGATGGCACGTATAAGTTAGATAATATCAAAGAAGGTTATGTTTATGTTATAACTAACCCTGCATGGATTGGGTGGGTAAAGATAGGCATGGCTATTGATGCTGATGATAGATGTAATAGCTATCAAACTAGTAGCCCACATCGTGACTATGAATTAAAGTATGACATTGAGACAGACGATAGACGAGCACTAGAGCAAGCTGCACATAAAGAAGCCATAAAGGTAGCTAGTGAGTATAAAGGTGAGTGGTTTAAACTTGATGTTGAAACAGCCATAGAAATACTTAACAACTTAAAGGAACAAGATGAGCCTAGAAAAAGAAGCGCATGACTTTATATCTAGGAGACACGATCATTTCAGAGAGGGTGTGCAAAAACGTAGTGAAGCACTGGAAAAGTTTATTTCAGATAACTTATATCACAGTACAGAAACGCATGAAGCATTAAAGAATTTAATTGCAGTACAAATGTGGGCAGAACGTGCATCAAAAATGTATGGTATAAAAAAGTAAGGGCGCTAAATGCGCCCCTATTTATTCGTATATATCTTTTAGATAATCGATGTAGTCCATGAAGTATTGAAGCTCCGAATACCCCATGTCATCTACGCTACCAGTAAAATTAAATCTTTCACGCATGACTTTGAATGCTTTAGTTCGTAGTTCTTTGTTACCATGCGAACTAGCCTTACGTTTTATGGCAAGTATTCTTTTCTCTGGAGGGCTATACTTCTTTAAAGAGTTTCTAACCTTACCCTTAACATCTGACAAGGTACTCTTTAACATAGCACGTTTACCAATTAGATCAGCATTTATAAAGTCAGGATCACGTAATAGTTTATCTGTTGCAGTTTCTAACACAGGAGCTAGTGTCTCGTTAAACACTGTATCGTAAGCAGCTATCTGTGACCTCTCACTGGCTGTCCAAGGTTGCATCTGAGCCATAGAGTATACTTTCTCTGTGGATGTACGACCAGGTTTTACAGTTATACCAAATAACTTTGCCATAGGATTAGCATCTTGTATCTTACCATCACGACTAGCTACACGTAGCTCTTCACCTGTGATAGTTTCAGCTTTATCTGTAAATGCTTCTATTACATTGTCAAAGTATTTAGTAGCGTTTTGACTAAACAATTCTACACCGTAATCACCACCTGCCCTACGTTTATCCTTAGCTGCATCAGTGTCTGTAATAAAACCTGTTAGTTTATTTACGGCATCTAAAGGTCTTGTAAAACCTGCTACATAATTACCTGAGAATTTAGCTATGGCATCAATACTTTTCTTTCTTGTTTCTACGTCTTGATTAAAGATTGTGTCAAGTATAGCAGTAATATCATTACCAAACTGAGCATCACTAGCTAATTGACCTACCGCAATCTGTTCTCCAAATTCTTTTATAACTTCTTTTGGTACTTCTTCGCCTTGTACTAGACCTAAATTAAGAGCACGTCCTGCTGCTAACCAAAGTGAGAATGGATAGGTGTTACGTGCATCAACTATTGTACCGCCACCTGTGTCTATTTCAAATGTACCTAATTGTTTTTGTCTTCGCTCTTCATCATACCTCATAGCTGCACCTAGAGCAGTAACACCAACAAGACTTCTTGAGAAAGCTTCAACAGTTTCTATGTTTCTCTTTTCTTTTTTGGCTATAGCAGATGCTAATTGAACACCACCACCCACACTCCATTGATAAGATGTAGCTACGACATTATTAAAGAATCTACCAAAGGGTAAAATTGTACCAAAGAAAGGTAGGTTTGAAATGTTCTCTGTAAACTTAGCAGCTAGTTTTAAATGTTGATCATCAGTGGTGTAATTCTTTGAAAATACAGATTTTAAAGTTGTGTCTAATGCACTACCTACAACGCTGTCATCTATTAAATCTATACTACCATCATTGAGAACTTCTTTTAGGCTCTTCTGCTTCTTAACTCTTAGAAATTTATCTAGCTCAGTCATAAACATCTGAGACTTAGTAAACGTATCTTGTACACGAACACCTGTCAAACGATTGGCTGCATTAGTAACAGCTTCTGTGTTTTTAAACCAAGCATTATTAGGATCTAGGTTAAACCTTTTACCAGATCTTTCTATACCACCAGTAATTGTTTCAAACAAAGTTTTTTCTACTTCTTTGTTCTGCGACAAGAAATCAATGTATGCGTCATGTGTAGTGTATGGGTCCATCAAGTTACGCATCTTCTGTGCCTGTATGTCTTTATACACATTAGCAACACGTAATGCTTCTCGCCCACGCTTACTAAAATTACCACCCAACGCTAGTCCATAAGTTAAATTAAGTGATCCAGTAAATACATCAGCCATAGTTTGACCAAGATAAAATTGAGAGAAACCTGCTACGTTGAGTGCAGTTGTTGCAGGTGAGGACACAAGCAACCTACGCCATACTGATTGGGTATAGCTGAATGGTCTTGCAGGTTTTGATTTACCTGTAGCTTTTGCTACCTCTTCCTCTATAGCATCTTTAGCTTGTGGGTTACGGACTAAATTAGCCATAGCGTTTTGACCATGTACAACACCTGCGTCAATAGTCTTGCGAGTCTGTGACATTACATTACCAAGCTGCATACCATTACGCACCTTAGATGCAATCAAGTCACCTAGCTCCTGTGCTATAGTTGTTGTGTCACCTAATGTATAACCTACTAAAGGTTGCATACGTTTAGATATAGACTGTAACTCAGCTTGGGGCATCTGCTTTAACACATTAGTCATAACATCTGTGACACGTAGCTTCTTGTTTAGCTTCATACCATTGTCAGCAAACACTTTAGCTAGTCCACCCTTACCGTCTGGTCCTAACATAATGTCGTGAAGTAGTTCAGATGGCATCATCTGTGTTTGAAATAGATTATCGCCACGCTTCCACTTAGATTCCCAACTATCGAGTGTCTTATTAATGTGACTAGCTACACGTTTTACCTCACCTTTAGGTAGAGCAACGAGTGAGGCTGCTTCTATCTCAGCATCTAACTCAGCATTTCTTTTTGCTTTACGTAGCTGTAGATCTACATCTGATAAACCACTAGCTCCTTTAAACTTACCACCAACAAGCTGTGCACCACCGCCTACTGCACCAAGTAAAGAACTAAACCCAGTTTGTAATAAGCTGTACTCTTCCTGAGCACCTACATCTAACATTACGTTTTGTATTTGGTAATCATTAAGTACAGCAAAGGATGCGTCTAGTGCTGTGGTAGCATATAAAGATTTACGTATCCCTTCTTTACCAAGATCTGTTATAAACTCTTTCTGTGCTTGCTTCTTAGCGTTGTACAAGAAGTTTTCTTTTTCACGTAAAGCTACACGCTCTTTCAGCTTCTTAGCTGCACTACCCTTCACACCTTTTTCTACAAGGCGTTGAGCCATACGTTCTGCAGCTTCTTGAGATGCCTTTTGTGCTGCTTCTCTGGTAGCTCCTGACTTTATAGCTTTCTGTCCTGCCTCTATTGCAGTACGTTTAACTAATTGTTTTGCTCCTTCGTTTAAACCAAGAGCAGATGCTTTCCCAAGACCACCTGTAAGTAAACCAAGATAGTTAGTAGGATCTGCAACTGCAGCACCTATGTAATCAAATACACCATCGACTGCACCAAGCAAACCATCATTTACAAACACATTACCTAGCTGATCGTACAACTTATAGGCATCACCTGCTATACGCTTATCATCCTCTGATGCATTTGTGATATGTCTAACTTCACCACTAGTACTAATAATATTAGTATTGAACCTACGCATATGATTTACAAAGTCTTCTACTACATCTTTATCTGATGCGGTTTTGTAGTCTACACCTTTGCGAGAGATCATGTAGTTGCGAAGCTTTGACAAATTCTGTGGTTTATAGAAGTCTTTCTTTTTGAGAGTGCCACCCATATCTACTACGGTGTCTTCCTCTAGTGCTTCTTTTTTCTTGGCAACAGAATGCTTATTAAGAAACTCATTTGCATCTAAAAACTTAGGTTTATTATCAAATACTTCTTGGTTTTGCTTTAATGCATCATACATTTCTTGTGCTGTACTACTCATTCTGCTAATCCCTTTTTCATCATAAAGATCAAGAAGTTCATATTAAATGGTAGCACCTTATTGTTTTCATCTGCCCATCTAGAAAGCTGATAATACAACTGCATATCATCAAGAGGTTCACTACCTGCATTCTCTACGATGTATTCAAAGATGTCATCACCACTCTCGTTTAGAAGCTGTAAGTCTAATTCTGTTATGCTTCCTGTGTCCATACCCTCTTCTATATCTTCTTGGGTAACACCAAAGCGTTCCATTGTTTTCTGTCGTAAGCTTAACTTAGGGCGTGGCTTAGGACGCTTACTCATTAAACCTGAAGGTTCTTCATCTTCACTTTCTTCTTCCTGTGCTGAACCTATTGCTGCACTATCAAAACCTGACGGTGGTAATGCGCTGTCTACTGGCCCTTCAAAGTTAGGCTCTTGATCTTGTCCTTTTTCTACTGGCTTAACTTCTTCAAGCCTCTTACCTGTTTCAGGATCATGGGTAGCACCAAATAGTTCATCCCACTCATCAACCCTCAATGGGTTCCTACCTGTAGGTATAGCCATCTCACCATTCTTTATTTTTTCTCTTGTCTCAGCGTCTAGTGAGAAACCTTGCAACCTGCTTCTAATAGCATTTGGCCTTTTAGGTACACCATAAATTGTTTTACCATCTACTACGTAGTAAGTTTTTTCAGTACCTACTACCTCTTCCTTAATTACTTCAGGTACATAAGACTCAAAGCTATTATATACCGTCTGTGCACCTTCTGCATCAAATTCACCTGCATCTGTAGTAGCCCCAGTTATAATACCGTTTTCGTCTAACTGAAAAGTAACTTCTACAGCATTGCCGTCTGCATCATCTATAACGTTTTTGTTAGATATAGTAACCGTATTACCACTCTTAACTACTTTACTACCTTTCATATCAACTTCAGTATCATCTAATAAAGCACTTGTTTGTTCAGTGATTGCAGTAGATACATCACTTGATAGACTATTGTAGTAGTCATCTCCCATATGTACTCGCATTAAATCTTCTAAGCCTGTAATAGCTTTAGTGCCATATGTAGTAATAGCTTGATCAAAGATAGAGCCGAAGTTTTGTGCGTGTTTATCTTTAACTATTTTTAGAGCAGCATTACGCTCCCTTATCTCATCTTTAAGTGGTGTAGTAGGTGAAATATCTTCTAATGTCTTACGTGCTGAAGCATAAGCAGAATCACTTTCTTCTAATACTTTTATCTTTGTAAGGATGTCAGATTCAACACTCATACGTGCATCATTATCAAAGCGTTTAAAGTCTGCAAATGTAGCAAAGGTAGAAGGTATTACAGCTTTGTAGTCAGTTAATGCAGCCAATTCATTTATGTCAGCAGCAGTGTATCCTTCGTATATAGCACTACTATCTAGTTTACCCTTGGTTCTAATCATTGCTGCATCACCAGTTAGACGATCCCAGAATCCTATCTCAGGTGTTTCAGATACACCTTTGTTTGGTGAGTATAAACCATAGGATCTACGTACATACTCATCCAACTCCATGTTTACAGGAGAGAAGTTTTCAGGCATACGTATAATGCTCTCTACATCTGTGCTTGTTAGAGGTTTACCGTCCTGTGCGTCTACAGCTTCTTTTACTTTTACAGCTAGTTCAGATATAGCGTTAGGACCAGAGGCAATAGCAGCCTGTATCTGATCATTAGATACACCGTTATCACTAAGCATCTGAGTCAAACCCATAACTTTATTTACTGTAGCATTACGTTCAGATATTTTTAGAAGATTACGCTTGGCTAGGTCATCTTGTTCTAAACCGTAGGCACGAGCCTCTGCTTTCTTTTCTTTTATGTTTGCTGCAGTCTCTTCCATAAAGCCTTCAGCGAAAGCCATCCAATCGAATCCCATCTTAAAGCTCCTTCGCCATTAAACCTTTGGGTTCAGCAGGTTCGCTTACTTCCATACCTTCATCTGCAACTGCTTCTACACTCTCATCATTTAGCGTTGTTTGAATCTCTTGTAGTAACGCTACACCAGGGTCTTCAGCTTCTTTATCTGTGTCAGCCATTGCTAACTCTATTGCAGTCTGTAGCCTCTGCTTCTCTTTTTCTTTTATCTCTTCTTCTGGGCTAACAATATCATCACGAACCTTAATGCCGTAGCTTGTCATTGCAGCTTTTATAAATGCGTGAACTACTGGTGCAACAATAATACTTACATCAATAGAGTGCCTACCGTTCATAACACCTGTAGTAAGTAGTGTTTTTACGAAAGGTGCTACAGGCATACCGCCACCAAATAGTACGGATAGATCATCCATAACATCATCGTCAGCTAATTTGTTTATGTAAAAACGTGTAGCATCCTCAGTGTCTGCCATCTCAGGAGGATTCTCCCAAGGCCAGTTCTTAGGTTGATCAGTTAATGACTGACCTGGTATCGGTGCTTCAAGAAATGATGCCATATTATATTATCCTATTTAGTAAAACCTGCGCCAAAGTATAGTCCTACTATGGCTGATACAATGTGTGTGTCTAGTGGTGTGATTACAAAACCTTGTGCCATCTTCCACTGTATAGCTTCATCTGGTCCAAACAACCAGTTCATAAAACCACCAGTTGCTTCAGTATATCCTACATATACGCTAACTTCAGGATACCATACAGCGACTAGCTTTGGCAATACAATTATAGAGAACACAGCAGATAAAGCTATAAGCCTACGTGTCCATGCAAAGTGTGAATCATTCTTACCTGCGTCACGAGCATCCTTAACTGCAGACCTCCTGAAGTTAGCACGTTCCATGAGCATGTCATTCTGTGCTTGCTTAGACTTTATTGACTGACCCCATATAGACATTACTCCACCAAGTATGGTAGAGAAAAGCATGGTGATTAGTTCTAGTGGTAATCCAAACATTTTATAAAATTATCTCTTCATCTAAGGTGTCTGTTTGATTTGGTTTATTAGGTATATTTCCAGAATGTAAACTTCTATCTGAAGTATAAGTCTCTACAATCTCACCTGATTCTGTTTGCCATTCAAATGTAGGACTAGCTCTAGTTCCTGAAACTACTACTTTATGTATAGGCGTCCAATCATCTAGATTTTCACCTATCATGTTAGCTTCTTTAGCTCTTCTCATTGAAAGACCAGAAGAAGAGTTGCCTTGTGTATGTATAGCATCTCTCATTTCAGATATAAATTCTTCCATATCGTTTTCTTCTAGAGCCTCTTTCTGCCTTGGCCCAAATACTCCTGTATTCCACAAGTAGCTCATTAGAGCTATGTGATGCTTTTCATCTACAGCAGAAAATACTTCTCTATTAGCAGCTTTCTTTTCTTTTACATATTTATCTGAAAATGCAATAGCAAAATCTTCCATAGTTTCAAACTGAGAAGGCTCTAAATTATACTCATCTGCCTTTTCCTCTGTAATTCCATAACTATAAGTAGGAATGTCAGTTAAAGTATCACCTCCTAAACCCTCTAAAACTCTTAAATCATCTACTAATTTTTTATTAAACTCATCATTATATTTTATAGCTTCGTCAATCGGGCTAAAACCTGGTTCTCTTATAGGACTACCTAGACCACCTGTAGGTACATCATCTAAGTTAGGCTGATTGTCTTGGGCTTCCCCAACAGTATCATCATCAGTACTACTATCAGTATCTTCTCCATCTGTAGTCTCCTCCTCTGTATCATCAAATGTTTTAGTCGGTATCTCTAGTAGTTTAGAATCACCTAATATCTTATCTACCTCTACATCAACTGCTTCTCGACTTAACATACCTGTCAAACCATAAGGTTTCATAACATCAGCATAAGACTTTAGTACTTCAGTAGATATACCATCTCTGTCTGTCTCTTCAGGTATAAGAACTTTAGCAGCCTCTTCGTCACTAGAAAAATACTTAGACAAAGACTCAAATATATTTTGGTAGAAATCGTCATCTGTATCTTCGTCTATCTTAGAAGCAATACTTTTATTTTGTTTCTTTGTTAGACTATCACGTAGTTCCTTTGCTTGAGGAACCCAGTTCATTTTATACTTTATGTCTACCATATTAACTTCCTACTATTGCGCCAATAATTGTACCTGCTGCTTTAGCAAATGATGCACTCTTTGCAGCAGCGGCTGTGTCTTTATCTGCTTCATTCTGCAAGTTTTGTACTGCTATGCTAGTGGCACGATCAGCGTTATTGTTAGCTGTTTGAAATGCAAAGCTCATAATATCACGCTCACGTTGCCATATCTGACCCATGTTTGTTTCTGTAAGTCCGTTGATAGTACGAGCATATGTTGCATTACTTTCATTCAATGCTGCAGTGTTCATAGTAGCAATGTTTTGTCTCCACTGTGCATTAGACTGAGCAATTACAAGACCGTTCTGTGCATTGAATAAGTCACGCTGTTGTTGTAACTCCGAATTAAACTCACGCAATGCATTAACACTATTGACGTTAAATTGATCCATAGCATTCTGTTGAGTAGAGTTAAACTGAGATACCTGTGAAGTAAGAGATGAAAAGAATTGCTTAGTTTGATTATCACTTGTAGCGTTAAACTGTGCAGCCGCATTACCTGCAGCAACATCTGTAAGTATAGCGTTAACGTTTTGCTGTGTCTTAAACATTGCAGTCTGTTGCTCATTGGATAAGTTAGTCATGTCCATTTGCAAGAAGTTCTGTGCATTCTGTACAGCAGCTTGTTGTCTATTGTTGAGGTTAGCCATATCAAGTTGTGATAATGCAGCAGCCTCAGCCATTACCATAGCTTGAGAGTTAGTCAAGTTAGATAGAGACATTGTGTTAGATGCACGAGCATTCTCTAAAGCTATTTGTTGATCAGCATTAAAGTTCATGTTTGCTATATCACCAATGCGTGAAGCGTTAGCTACACGAGCTTGGAATGCTTGGTCAAACTCTTGCCCTATAAATGATGCACGTTGTTGTGCAGCAAGCATAGCACGTTGCTGTCTGTTAGACAAGTTCTGTCCTTCAAACTGCGCCTGTACCTGAGCATCCATTTGAGCAATAGGTAGTGCAGCTTCCATTGCAGCTTGAACCACAGCTTGACCTGCAAGACTAGACGCACCAAGACCACGAGCAGAGAGTGTAGCCATTGCGGTACGCATAGATCCTGCAGCCCAAGCAGGTGTCTCACCACCCTCAAAGTCAGCCATTAAATCTTCTAGCTGACCTGCAACTGTAGCTTTCTTAGTTGGTGTAGCTGTAGCTGCATCTATCTGTTCTGCAAACTTAGAAGCAGTTTCTGCATTAGCTGCACCTGATATTATTTCACCATCCTGTATCTGTCTTTGTACAGGATTGTTTATCATGGTAGCTGTACCTTGAGCGGCTTCTATGCCTGACACAGATGTTTGTAATTGTTGTGCAGCATCTATCTGAGCCTGTTCAGATACTTCACCTTCTACAGCTTGTAATTCACCAGTTTGAGCTTGCACCTGTGGGGATGAAGCACCTGAAACCATAAAAGTAGCAGGTCTAGTCATAGGCATACCTGCCTGTGCAGTAGATGGTACTGTAGCAGATTGTGCAAAAGGTGCTATAGGATATGCTTGCCCTGCACCAGTAGGTGTAAAGTCAGCAGCTTGTGGTACTAACATCTGCACGTTAGACTGTAGCGGCTGCATAGTTTGTTGTATAGCACCACGCTGCATTGCAGCTAACTTTTGTTGATAAGGATCACCAGGAGCACTTAGTCCAGACACCCCTGATAGCTGATTTGCAGCATCTACAAACGTACCTGACTGAGCAAACACTGTACCCTTCTGTGTCATCTTGTTACGCAAAGCTGTACGGTACTTACCCATCTTAGCTGCAGCAGCAGGGTTAGACTCTAAGAACTTCTCTAAATCAGTACCCTTAAAGCCAAGGAACTTAGCTGCCATAGTCTTCTCAGCTTCTACTAAGCCACCTGACTCATATCCTTGGATGTATGCACCCTGTGCAGCAGATGTAACTTTCTGGAATCCTGGAGGAATAACACCAATAGGACTACCGTTTATTTCGGTCATCCGTAATTGTTGATCAGTTAACGGATTTTGATATACAACTTGCTGTACCCCACCTACGCCTTGAGAAGGGCTAGTAAGGTTAGCCATATTTGTACCAGTGTAATCTGTCTGTGTAGTAATTGTCTGTGGAACAGCAGAAAGATTTGCAGTCTGTGATGGTAAGTTAAAGGTTCCAGATACAGCGGCTTGAGGGGATGTTCCTGTGCTTGAAGAACCTAAAGCAGGTAGAGCAGTATCAAACGTTTGTTGTACTTGTTGTGTATCATACGTTACAGGGGCAGACCCTGATGTACTAAACGTTTGTGCAGTTCCTACACCACTGTTTAGACCTGAGTAATCAACTGATTGATCAAGCCCTGTAAAATCTTGTGCACCCATCCCCCCTGAGCCAGGTGCAGCATCTAACCCCGATGTATTTGTAATTATTTTATCTTCAAGAGGTTTCATATTTAAGAAATCGTAGTTGTTTAAAAACTCAAACCCTTTACGGTAATCATTATAGTACTTTTGGTAATTAGAAAATACATCACCTTGTACAATACCTTGTATTTGAGTAGGGTCTACAAACAACGAAGAAAGGGTTTGTCCAGTTAAGCTACTAGTATTACCTGCAATACCTGTCATTATGGGTTGCCCATTGACCATACTAAATTTTACAGCACCTCTAGCATAACCTTGAAATGCACCTGACTCTGCATCCCAATTAGGCTGTCCTACTTGATAGCTTTGTATGTTAGCAACACCAACAGCATTTACAAAAGCATCTGAGCTATGTGCAGACACCGCAAGCAACATACCGAAGTTTCTATTGTCTTGTATACCACCAATTGCGCCTAATAAATTATTAGCTGTAGCTTCACGAGCTTGATCCCAAGACTCTACGCCATACTGTAAAGCAAAGGAGTTTTTTAATGCTTGACTACTCTTGTCTAAGATACCTAGCATGGTATCCTTACTCATAACGTAATTACCTGTACGCATCAAGAATGCTTCAGCTTCGTTGGCAGCGCCTATAGGTAGCCCAGTTTCTGAGTCTATAAAACCGCCACCATCGTCTTGTCCTGTTTGTACATAATGATTGTAAGACTGTATATAAGTAGCTATCTGTGCCTCAGTATTATTATCAGCAATTGCTCCTATATTACCATATATAGAATCCCAAGCTGATATAGCAGCATTACGTTCCTCTATATATATCTCAGCTTTCTTTATTGCGTCAGCTATTTCACTAGCTGTATTCCCAACCTTAGAGTATATTTTAGTACCATCAGATAGTACAACATAACTAGCTTTATCTCCTTTTAAACCTAAGAAACCACTCCTGCCATGACCTACAGCAGAGTCTGGATCAAATGTAAGTTCATCAGGGCGATCTGGTGTAAAGCCAGTTTCAGAACTGTCAGAATAAGAGGCTGCTTGCTGCGATCCAAAACCTTGCTGACCTGAATCATTTAGTTGAGATATTTGATCAGCATATGCTATTTGATGCGAACCAATTATATCCATACCAATACGATCAGATTGAATAGTAGCTATGTTGTACCTATCTGATATTGAGTTAGTTATCTGTTCTACAGTACCTGTTTGAACTGACCCATCAGAATACTTAACTATGTTCATACCATCAGATGTTTGGATGATATGTGCTGTAGGTTTATTATTATTTTCTACCATACTCTATTCCTTATTTACCCATTGTCATCCATACCGCACCTGCAATAAATGTCAGGACTCCAACGGTAGATACTTTTACTAATGTTGACCATATTGATCTACGTGTATCACGCCACGCTTCTATTAAGTTACGCATCTCTAGTATATCTTTTTGTGCATCATCGTCAAGTAGACCGATAGAACGCAGTGCCTCTTTAGCACCACGCCTAGCTGCGTTGTCTAGCATTGTCTCTATCTCTTCTGGGGTAAGCTTGATGTCACTCACGTTATGATACACTCCCTTGAGTAATGAGTAACTTGGTAGCTGATAATGCTTTGCCAACCTCACGTCCTGAGACTGCTGTTGTGCTTAATGCAGCCGCATCAGTTAAGTAATAAGTTTGACCAACTGAAAGACTAGATTGACTTTCATTAATACCACCTAAAACATTAATCGTTCCAGTAGCTGAGTTAGATATTGCTGATGAAGCAAAACCTATCCACTTAAAAAAGTTATCAACTCCTGTCGGTTGAGCCATACGTGCCATTCCTTTGGCACTATTACCTTCATCTCTGTAAGTAATTAAAATTTGATTACTGTCTGAATCAAATGCCAAAGCTATTCCAGAAAGATTTGCGTCATTAAAAGAAACACCAGTACCAAAAGTAATAGACGTACCACTTATCTCTCCAGAAGCTATTAAACCGTTGTTATAGGTGGCACTACTACTCTTATTGTCTTTATATGCAGCAAAAACTTTATTCAGGTTGGGGTCAAATATTAAAGCAGGAGAATTAAAAAACTTATCAAAAATAGTAGTTGTTGATCCAAAACTGATAGACGTACCACTTACAGTGCCAACAACGGCATTAAATACGCTACCATCAGTTGTATCGTTAAATCCAATAACAGCTTTATTAGCATTACTGTCAAATACTATACTTGCTGTTCCACCATTTCCAGTAGTATACTTAACGGCTGTTCCAAAACTAATTGATGTACCACTGACCGTACCAACAATTGCTTTTCCGTCATCGTCATCGTTATCATCTTTAAAAATAACTATGACTTTATTATTACTGCTATCGAATGTTATACCAGCAGGTTCAGATTGATTATTTACAACTATTGTTTCCGAACCAAAGCTGATACTTGTACCAGAAACAGTTCCTACTTTAGCTCTCGTTTTAACACCACCATCACTTAATTTGTACGTAAGTACAACTTTATTACTGTTGCTATCAAATGTAAGGTGATTGTTATTGTAACCAGTTCCACCACTGTGAACTTGAACAAGACTTCCAAAACTAATAGACGTGCCGCTGACCGTACCCACAACAGCCTTTATTTTATCATCACTGTTATCTTTAAATGCTGCTACAACTTTATTACTATTGCTGTCAAAAGTTGCAGTATAGCCTGTCATATTATTAGTACTTATTTGTGTCGGAGTTCCAAAACTAATTGATGTACCACTGACCGTACCCACAACTCCAAAAGGTCTACTTGAATTACCAGAAGATAAATAAATAATTACAATTTTATTGGAGTTGGTATCGTACACAGGAGCAAATTCGTCACACGTGCTACCATCTATTTCTGCTTCTGCCCCTACAAAGCCAGAAGTTACACTAACAGTTCCGTCTGAATTAAGAGACACAAGAGCACCATTAGCAATAGCACCAGAAGCTACAGCATCAAATTGACCACCACCTCCTGCAGGGTCTGCAAAGCTAACTGCACCAGAACCATTAGTAGTAAGTATCTGACCTGAAGATCCATCTGAAGTAGGATAAGTAGCACCACCTATTGTTACAGTTCCAGTAAATGTTGGTCCTGATGTAGGAGCTTTTGTTGTTACAGAGTTTATGTCAGATGCACTGACCGTTACACCGTCCATCTTGTTTAACTCTGCAGCCGTAGCTGTTACTGCTACACCACCTATCTGTAGGGCTGTAGAGGCATTGACAGTAGGAGCAGTAGCAGTACCAGTAAACGTTGGGCTTGCTACAGGAGCTTTGGTATCCATCTGTGTCTGCACATTAGATGTAACACCATCAACATAGTTAAGCTCTGCAGTGGTAGCAGTGACGCCATCCATCAGGTTTAACTCTGCTGCAGTTGCAGTTACTCCATCTAGTATGTTTAGTTCTGCTGCTGTAGCATTAACACCTGTCAATTCAGCAGGAGCTACTGCACCGTCAGCAAGTATATTTCCAGTAGCAACTACGTTTGCTAAATCTCTAGGTTTACCCATAATTATATATCCTTTACTTTAACTTATCAAGTCTTAACTAGTAACTCTGTTGCAGAGATAGCAGTCCCTGCCAGTACACTTGGCGTTGCAGCCGTTGTGCCTATCGTTCCGTTTGTTTGTACGAAATATTGTTGTCCTGGAGTTAGACCAATCTGGTTATCTGACACAGAGCCTATGATGTCCATTGATGCAGCTTGACCACTAGCTACTTCGGCTCTGGTGGTCTGTAAATAACTTGGTCTGTAAGTTATAGCTGTGCCGTAACTGCTATTACCTTCGTCTTTATAAAAAGCAACTGCTCTCCCATCGTTGCTGTCATAAACTGCACTTATAAAATTAACTGCTGCATTTTCAAACTCAGCACCAGTTGTAAAACTTACAGAAGTTCCTGATATAGTACCTACTACATACTCACCATTCTGTGAATTATTAATGTCCTCATAGAAAACTACAACCTTGTCAGCAGCAGAGTGATACACAGAAGAAACATTTGCAACATCATTACTTTCAAAAACGACAGAAGAACCAAAGGAAATAGACGTTCCACTTATTGTTCCTACAATACCTTCACCGTCTCTTGAACCTGCACTACCCCCTTTTTTATAGCCAATAAAAACTTTGCTTGAACCTATATAATTTATAGAACTTATAGCAGAGGTGCTTTCATATACTACAGGTGTTCCAAAAGAAATACTTGTACCAGAAATAGTTCCAACAACAGCAGTATTATAGCTAGAGTTTCCTCCATCCCCATAGGCAATAATTACTTTACCATTATCTGCGTCAAAAGTTGAGCTTGCATAATTAGCTTCACCATCAAAAGAGACACGACTTCCATAACTAATACTAGTTCCTGATATTGTACCTACTTTAACATATCCATAAGAACCTATACTGTATACAACAGCTACTTTATTATTAGTGCTGTCAAAAGTTATTGATGTATGTGATCCTGAGCCAGTTGTATCTACGGCTGCTTCACTACCAAAGCTAATACTAGTTCCTGATACAGTACCTACTTTTGAGTATATTTTACTATCTGAACCTTTTCTGTAAGCCACAACAAATTTCTGGTTAGAGCTATCGTATGCTGAAGATATATACTCTATTGAACCTGAATGAACTACCACTGCACTACCAAAAGAAATAGATCCGTTAGATACAGTTCCCACAATGGCTTCTAATTGTGAGGTAAGATAGAAAGCATTATGATAAAAAATTACTACTTTATTATTTGTGCTGTCAAAACTAGCACTAGATTCTCCCATTTCACTAGAATGAAATACAGTAGCTGATCCTAATGCTTCTGAGATACTTTCTTGAACAGCCACACCCCTAGATATACCAATGTAGTTTTCTAAGGTGATGTTAGGCCCACTTGTTGTTATGACAGCAGAAGTGCCTTTTGAACCATTTGATCCATCTTGATAAGAAGTAACAACTTTTTCTTGGTCTGGATCATATACAACCCCACCATGCAAAAAGGCTGTACCTCCGCTCTCAAAAACAACAGGCGCACTAAAAGAAATACTAGTACCACTTACTGTTCCTGCAACCGCAGTACCTGCGCTTGAATTACCTCCATCATTATATACTAATACAATCTTTTGAACACCTGAGTCATACGTCATACCTGTACGAGCAGCTTCAGCTTCTAAAAAAACTACAGCAGTTCCAAAACTTATACTCGTACCTGACACTGTACCCACAATTGCAGTACCATAGTCAGAGTTACCATTGTCTAAATATGCAATAACTACCTTTTGAGCATTTGAATCATATGCGGTAGATATTTGTTGAGTATTTCCAGCCTCAAACTCAGCAATACTTCCAAAGCTTATTGACGTCCCACTTACTGTGCCTACAATAGCTTTGCCTTTATTGCTATCACCACTATCTTGATAAGCTATTACAACTTTATTGTTAGTGCTATCAAATGCTGCTGATATGTAATTAGTTTCTCCACTTTCAAATGCAGTCTCTGAGCCAAACGAAATGCTTGTCCCACTAACAGTTCCAACTATCGCAGTACCTGCGCTTGAATTGCCAACATCTCTGTAAGCAATAACTACCTTTTGAGCATTTGAATCATAAACAACTGAAGTATAAATAGTATATGCACTATTAAAAACTACAGGCGTACCAAAGCTAATGCTTGTTCCGCTTACAGTTCCTACCACAGCCGTACCATAATCAGAATTACTTTGGTCATGGTAGGCTATTACAACTTTTCCAGAGTTGGCATCAAAAGCCATTTGAAAATAGTCACTATTTCCACTTTCAAATGCAGCCTCACTACCAAAACTTATTGATGTGCCACTTACTGTGCCAACAACCGCATAACCTGTGCTAGTACGCATATAGGCTATGACAACTTTATTATTGGTAGTATCATAAACAGAAGCTACATAGCTACTATCAGAGTCTCTAAAAAGAACAGGAGTACCTGCGCTTGGTGCGCCACCAGTAGAAGCAACAACACTCACAGTTCCATCAGCATTAACTACCACTGGCTTACCGCTTGGCAGTGTGCCACTGGCTACCGCTTTGAACTCACCACTCTCTTCAGCACCTATACGTTTTAGCATAGTTACCCTTTCACTATTAATTTAGTTGCTGACACAGCCGTACCTGCGAATACGCTAGGACTAGCAGCCGTTGTACCTAGTGTGCCATCAGTCTGAACGTAGTAGCTTTGCCCTGGTGTCAGCCCTGATAGGTTGTCAGCTATCGCACCTTGCGTGTCTATGATAGCACCTGCACCATCTGCTGCACCGCTACGAGCTATGCCGATATAGTTTTCTGAGGTGAGGTTTTGTGCTGTACCTGCAATAGTAAAGACAGTAACATATCCAATTTCGCCATTAGACTGATCATCATATGCTATAACAACTCTTTTTGATCCAGAGTCGTACACTGTAGTATGCTTACTAGCCGATGCATCATTTGGCCCAAAGTCATCCTCTGTATTAAAACTTATAGACGTACCACTAACTGTTCCTATAATAAATTTACGAAGGTTTGTTCCACTAACGTTTGCTTTGTAAGATATAAAAACTTTACCTACGTTTTCATCAAACACTACACCCATATCAGCAGATACAGACTCACCATCAAAATTTACAGCAGTGCCTGTAGATATGGATGTACCACTTACTGTACCTACAACAGCGTGAGATCCATCACCACTTTCATTCCATGTAAAAATCATCTTATCATTTTTTGTATCATATGCAGATCTTCCGTAATTTGGAATTTCATTTGCTGCACTAGAAGTTGGGCTTATTTGGTTAGCTGATCCGAATGAAACAGATGTACCACTAATTGTTGCTATTCTCGCCTCTGTTTGTGAAGAAGGATAACTGCCACTAGCTTTATAGTATACACAAAACTTACCTGCTGTTGTTATATAAGATACTGATACGTTTCCTGCACTTGAAGAGTATTCTACATAACTTCCAAAGCTAATACTTGTCCCAGACACAGTTGCGACATTTGCTCTACCTGATGATCCTGTTCTATAGGTAATTAAAAGTTTTTCATCTGTAGGGCTGTATGTGGCTGTGTTGCTTACAACATTGGTTGCAGATGAATACACAACAGGAGTACCAAAAGATATAGACGTACCGCTGATTGTTCCGACTACGGCTGTTCCGTAATTACTATTACCTTCATCTTTGTAAGCAATAACTATTTTATTATTTGCAACGTCATGCGCTATACTACCGTGTTTAACTTTAACACCTGCTGATTCAAAAACTGCAGTAGATCCAAATGAGACTGAGTTATTGCTAGGGTCTATTGTACCAACTTTAGCACTACCATATTTACTGTTACTTTCATCTGCCCACGCAACAACAATCTTGTTATTTGTACTATCATAGCCAACGCCACCATCAAATTGTGATGAGAAGTTTACTGCTGTTCCCTCTAGAAAACTTACACTTCCTGCTGAAGGACCAACTGTACCATCAGTATTTACAACAACAGGAGCACCATTAGTTATAGCACCACTAGCTACAGCGTGTTCCTGTCTTGGTAAATTCTGATCGTTGCCTATGACACGCAGCATTATGTTTACTCTCCGTCATCCTTTGAAGGGTCTACCCAATCAGGATTATCTGACCAAGTTGTGCCATCTAACTTATACTTGTTACCTGTCCAATCGCTTGGTGCGTTGGTTACGTTCTCAGTAATAGTCGTGTTGCCACTGTTGAGATCAGCGATAATAAACTGGGCAGGATCTCCTACTGTGATATTATCTGATGTTGCTGTAATTTTTACGTCATCTGCAATTAGATACTTACATAATTTAGTTGATGTTTCTACGATAGTTTTCATTCTTTAACCTTTCACTATTAGTTCCGTAGCTGATATAGCAGTCCCTGCTGTTACTGAGGGACTCCCTGCTGATGTTCCAAGTGTGCCATTAGCTTGCACAAAATATGTTTGACCTGCTGTAAGGCCGCTTTGGTTTCTGTCTATTGTGTTAGTTGTGTTTATTGCGGCACTTTGAGTGGTTGCAAATGCACCGTCTGAGAAACCTAAAAAGTTTTCTGAGGTGAGGTTGGTTGAGCTAGGTGCAAACAAAGCTGCTTTTGATGAAAAGGGATCGGAGCTTTCTCGATAAGAAATAATAACCTGATTTGTATCGCTATCGTAAGCCATATACTGTTCGTCAGAAGTGGAATCAGATACATCAATCTGACTACCAAAAGTAAAAGTTGTTCCACTTAAAGTTGCCGTTTTTATTTTAGTTTTATATCCATCTGTTTGATCGTGATATAAAACTGCGTGTTTTCCTGCTGTAGAAGCATATACTGCCCAATCTAATCGTGCCTCAAAATCTGCAAATATTTGCTCTGAACCATAACTTAGATCAGTCCCACTTATAGTTGCTGCAATTACGGTTCCTTTTTGGGAGTTAGCCGCATCTTGGTAAAACACTGCAATTTTATTCTCAACAGAATCATAGGACGCTGAAATATAAGCAGTAGTAGAATTAAAAGTATACCAACTCCCTTGACTCCAAGTTGTGCCACTAATAGTTATAACAACCCCACGACCTTGATTGCCATTTGCTGAATCCCTAAAAAACAAACCAATTTTTCCAGCAACAGGGTCATATGCCCCTGCAGGATAAGGAGCGCCTCCCGAACTCCAAGTACCATAGCCAGTATACGTTATAGATGTTCCACTTACAGTGGCTACATACCCTGTGCCTGTGTATGCGTTTGATCCATCCCTGTAGAAAACAAAAAACTTATCATTTCCACTATCGTAAACAACTCGATTGTTTATGGATAAACCTGAGTTATACACGACTTCTGTGCCAAAACTTATAGAGGTTCCACTTACGGTTCCAACAACCCCTGTTCCGTAACTAGAATTTCCCTCGTCTTCATAGACAATAAATATTTTACCGTTGCCAAAAGCTATACCAAGGTGATCAGATCCACCCCCATTAAATTGAACAGGTGTCCCAAAAGAAATTGTTGACCCACTAACTGTGCCGACTACAGCATAACCTAAACCATCAACATTGTTGCCATAAGCTATAACTACTTTATTGTTTGTTGTGTCATAGGCTACAGCAGGTCTATCTGAAGAGTCAACGTCAACTGTTACAGCAGAACCTAAACTATCTGAACCTAATGCAACAACACTCACAGTCCCATCAGCGTTCACAACAACAGCCGAACCATCAGTTAAATTACCAGAAGCTACTGCCCTGACTTGACCATCTTTAGCAATGTTACCAAAAGATTTCATTAAGCGTCATCAATCTCTTCATATGAAAGAACAGCAGACAAATCCCCTGCTGCACTAGCTTGTATCTTAAGTATGTCACCCTCATTTAAATACAGCCCCATGTTCTTATCTATGGGTAGCAATGTGCTATCAGCCGATACTGTGATTGTTTTAGCTATGTAGTAATCTACACTTGATCGTGTAATCCACACAGATATATCAGCAGAGTTAGTGCCATCTATATTAGCTATAATTAACGAATTAATTTTACATAGTTTATCTGATGCACACGTTAATAAACTAACTGCGCTTGCAGCAACATCAGCATCTAGAACTGTTTGAGCTGAGATACTGCTTACTGCGACTACATTTGGATTTGCCATTAAAAAACTCCTTTATTATCCAAATACCATTGCCATAGCAATTGCTTTACCAGTTGTTGCTTTAGCGTCTAATTGGGTTTGTATTGCAGAGGTTACACCGTCTACATAATTTAATTCAGTAGCAGTCGCTGTAACTCCATCAAGAATATTAAGCTCTGCTGCTGTAGATGTAACCCCATCTAAAATATTTAACTCAGCAGTTGTAGCTGTAACACCATCCATAATGTTTAGCTCAGAAGCTGTAGCAGTTACACTAAGATCACTTAAACTTGAGACAGTAGCTCTTACGTCAATCTCTCCACCCATGCCACTGTGGTTTGTACAATAGTAGTACAATGTATCTGGGGCATCTTGTTCTAGTTTAACTTCTGTGTAAGCTCCTGCAGAACCTGGAGTACCTACCGCTGTTACACCTGTAGTAAATGCACTACCACCACCATGAGTACCGTTTGAAGTTGTACTTAAACGTAGTGGGTGTCCTGAGTTAGAACTGTCTGACTGATCAAACCTATATGTTACTGAAGGTGTAAGTAAAGCTAATTGTTGAATAGAACCGTCAAGAGCATATTTATTACCACCAGAGTTTACAACGGTAACTGCAATTGTTGCATAAGGTTGTTTAGCATCTATCTGAGTTTGTACATTTGATGTTACTCCATCAACATAATTTAGTTCAGCAGTTGATGCAGTCACACCGTCAAGTAAATTAAGTTCAGCAGCGGTAGAGGTAACACCTAAATTAGTAAGGGCTGTAGCGGCACTTGTTAAATCAGATAAGTTATTTGACTCTAGTAGATAACGATCATCGGCTTCTGTTTTAGTATAGTGTGTAGCTAGAGTAAACGTTCCATAAGCTACAATATCTACAATATCTCCTGCTGTAGCACCTGATGCCAGTACAACTGCTGTACCTGATGTAGCGGTAAAATCTGTACCTAATAAAAGTTTTACACCGTTGAGGTAAACATCTACAAAACCTGCGTCATAGGTTATACTAAATGTAGTTTGATTACTTGTGGCTGTATAAGTTTGTCTTGATGTAGTTCCGTTTACTGATGAACCTGCAGCAGTAAAACCAGAACCACCATATACCTGCATAGAGTTTGAGGTAGTATTAAAGTAGAGAGTTCCTACTTGAAGAGCATC